ATCCTGAGATGTCTCGTGGGCTCGGAGATGTGTATAAGAGACAGGAGTAAAGGCTAGTGATAATATGAAAAAGGATTGGATGCCGTCAGTAGAGAAGTCTATAATAGAGATAGTGTTTAATGACAATCTTAGTAAAGAAGATAAAATATCTAGTTTTAATAATAAAATAAGCTTGAAGTTTCAGTCTTACATAACTTATATAACAAATAATACATTAAAGTAATGGACATAAACTTCGATAATGTAAAAAGCAAATTGGTTGATAGAGGTGTACAAGTTGTACACCTCTCCAACATTGGATTCGTTCTTACTAATGAAGATATATGTAGATATAATGCTATGGTTATTCTTAGTAATATGTCTAATGTAGAATCTAAACTTAGTGAAGAACAACAGCAAAATCTAATTGCAATGTATAACGAATTAATAGTAATGCAATGAGAAAGAACGAAGATGGAATGTATACTTATCTTGATGTTCCAAGTAAGTATAATTGTGTTTATAAAAAACTACTTATTAAGTTAAGTGACTTAGGAGTAGATATGATTAAAGATTGTACTTCTACTTGTAAAGGTATCAATCGTCAAGTAATTAACTGTTGGAATATGTTTCAATCTGCTTGTGCAGCTTATACTCTAGGGTATTGGAAGCAAGCAGATTTACTTATTAATTACATTAATAGTTCTCTACAATTCGGTTGTGATGAATATACTACTGATGAGAAACCAGTATTTATGATATTTGAACTAAATATACCTATTACTATAACTGGTTCTCAAAAGATAAAATATAATGAAGCTAATTTTGTCATAGCTAATAGAGAATATGTAGTTGAAGATACTCTTACTATTTATCAAGTAATTAATGAAAGAGAAAATATAATAGCTTCAGGTTTATCTGTTAATAGTCCTGTTAAGTTCAATGAATTAGTTCTTAATGCAGAAGTAGGACAAGTTTATATATTCAGAGCTAGTGTAGAAGGACAAGATGGAGAGACTTATTACTCTAATGATTATATTGTAAAATGTGTTTCTGTTCCTGCTATGAACGTAATGTATTATGGACATACGGATATTGCTCCGCAAGTATTTGATAAAATGTCTATTAATGATATCATGGCTATTGAAGGTAACACTCCTAGAACTATTACGGGAAGTAATAATAATACTTTTATTATTAAACAGAAAAAGAAAATTCATTATTTATTGATACCTGATACGTTAATGACTCTTGTTAAAGCTGAATATGGTACTACTCTTGTTACTACTCTTTGGGACGGAGAAGAAGGTGCTTATAAGACAAATAATCCAGGTGGAATTTATGATGGTATTAATTATAATGTATTCTTCTTATATTCTCCTTCTATATTCGATGATGATATTCGTATAACTTGTAGAAATAAATAATATGAGAAAAGGAATAAGTATAGGTCAGCTTCTTGTTAACAATAGTGTAGATGATAATTATAATCCTCTACCTGATGTTGATGCTAAGTATGGACCTTATAATAGTATTGCAGAAGCTCTGAAAGAATTGCCTCCTGAATTACGTTCAGTAGGTCTTACAGTAGGTATTAAACAAAATAATATTATTAATGAGTATTGGTTTAATGGAGGTATTGAAAACAAGAATCTTGTAGTTAAGCAACAAGGTAGTGGAAATGAACCAGTTCAAACTGTTTATATACAAGACAATCCTCCTGCTAATACAAATTCTCTTTGGGTAGATACTTCTGGATTAGGAGCAGCTCTTGAAGAAGATGAAAAGCTAGCTCCTATAATTCAATCTATTCAAGTGATACAAAAGTATCTTGATACTATTGTCCATCAGAGAGATTTAATTATAAATCCCGGTCATGTTAGTAATACTTTTACTAAGTCTATATTAAAAGAATATACTCCTATTGACCCTAATACTGGACAATTAGCAATTAGAGTTGCTGCTGTTGGTGAAAGTCTTGAACCTGAAACAGATGAATATGAACCAAATACTAAAGCGGTTCGTGGGCATTATGGTACTCTTAAAGAAATCCAAGATAACTTTAATAATTTTGTAGATTACGAACTTCTAATTGCTACTGATGTAAAACGTTTATATACTAAGATTAATGGAGAACCTGTTAATCTTACTGGTACTAGTTCAGGTGGTGGCGGCAGTATTGATTATGAAGCATTAGATAAATTAGATACTATTGGCTTCGTTGCTCCTAATGGACAAGTATATCGTGTTAAGGTTAATAATAACGGACAGCTAGTAGTATATAAGAAAGAGTTAGATACACCACAAGCAGAACCTACTAGTGGACAAGAAGAACCCGGAACTGGTTGGATATATGTAACTACTCTATATCTACAAAAGTTATATATTAACTCTTTGTATTGTGGTGGTATTACTAGTGATGAATATAGTTATAATCCATGCTCTCATAACTTCGTTGAACTTAGTAATCTTACAGGTAAAGATGTGTCTCTTAATGGACTATCATTACAGTATGGTACAGAAGGTGGAAACTGGGAAGTACTTCCTTTATGGGGGAATATCAAAGCAGGTTCGACATTCTTAATTAGAGGTGCTCAATGTTCAGTAATGAATACTAATACTACTCGTATTAAAGTTGAGACTTATGATATGGAGTGGTATGCTAGTGATGGTAATCTTATTAAGTTTGATAATAAGAAAGCTAAGTTTTTCTTGACTTGGGGAACGTCACCTAGTTCTGCTGCGAATCCTTATAATAACACGACTTCCCCTATAAGGGTATCTAAAGGTTATATTGATTTAGTTGGACTTCAAATCTTAAATGCTGGTGATGCTGATAAAGTTGATGCTGCTGAAAATACTGCTTATGGTTATCTTGATAGTAAGTACTTATTTACTAAGTACTATACTATGGACAATGTTAAGCAAGCTACTAAAGCTCTTAGTGCTAGAAATAACGCTAATGATATGTACTTTGTTAATCTCGAAGCAAACATAATACCTAGAGTAGATTCTTATACTCCACGTGCTAGCTTTGAGAACAAGAATATATTCTTTAATAAGACTTTACTAGACCATACTAAACCTAATAAGGTTACTATGACTTTAGGTAGAAAGGCTTGTTATACTTTTAATGAATCTAATGAACCTAATGATGATGCTAGTAGGTGTTTCAATTGGGTGTCAGTAGGTTACTATGATGAGTATTTATGGTATCGTGCATATAGAAGTGACGGTAGTTATACTAATTGGACTAAAGTAGAATCATTTAAAAATGAGACTGGTGTTCGTAAATATTATAATCGTATTCGTGCAATAACTACTGATGGTACTCCTTTTACTACTCATAAAGTAATACTTACTCATTTAGGAGAACAATATGATACTCATACAAGGGATAAGAATATTTATTACGAATATTATGTAGGTAGAGATGAAACTTATAAGAGCGATATTCGTAGATTTGTAGTTATGAGCGAAAATGCAGGGAGCGAAGTTCTTAACTTTGTTCAGACTTCCGACCAACAAGGCTTTAATTGGGATGAATATAATGTATGGAGAATAACTGCCGGACAAATAAAGAAGGACTTTAATAGATATGAAAATAGTAACATATCTGTGTGCTACTTTATGATTAATACTGGCGATATGACACAGAATGGTAATCGTATTAATGAATGGTTAGATTATGAAGCAGGAAGAGAACCACTATACGATATTGCTGAAATGGTAACTGTTGGTAACAATGATTTAACTCCGGCTAATGTATATGTTCTTGGTGACGGTGGAGATGATTCTAAAATTAATGCTACTAACATTCGTTTCTTCTATTGTTATGAAATGGATGAAGATAATCCTCCTGTATTTACTGTTGAAGGAAAAGAAATATTCGTTGAATCATTATATTCATTCGATGTTGGTCATACCCATTTCTTATGTGTTAATAGTGAGATAAGTTCTAATACTGAACGAAGTGTTTATGGACTTTCTACTACCGGAGTAATGTATGACTTAATAAGACAATGGTGTGAAAGAGATGATGCAAAAGCTATTAATGCTAAAGCTAAGATAGCTTATTGTCATGAAATGCCTTTTACTATTATTACTCAAAATCTTATTAATTCATTTTATTGGAATAATGAAGAAAACACTAGTGTTGAGAGAAGTGGTAGTAGATTGAATTTCAATACCACTAAAGCTAACGCTTATTGGTTCTCAAAGTTCTTACAGACCCACAATTACCGTTTATGTCTTGGCGGACACAAACATACTTACAGTTGCAGTTATCCGATTTTAGAGAACGAAAACAGCTCTATGAAGCCTATCATACAGGTTACTGCGGACGTTTTAAAGAAGGATTTTAATTCTGATGAATTATATACGGAAACTGCCGAAGGTGCGTTAAAAGGGCAATCTTTCCCTAAATCTTGGGAAAATAATACTAACTTTGATATGTTGAAACACTTGTGTACATTTCAATTAGTAGAAGAAATAACTGCTCCTGTATATCTTATGTGTCAGGCTAGTGGATATAAACATACTAGTAATAAAGAACTTCCTAGTCCTAATATTCCGTGGTTAAGGTATTTCTTTCCTGCTAGTATTACTATTAATAGTAGAGACGATGTTACGGCTAAAGTTAATGCAGGTCAACGTTATCCTTTCTATATTAAGTATTTCTTAAAGCCAGGTAAAGTAGATGATTTACATTATTACCCTAATTTACAAGTTACTGTTAAGAAGTTATCTAATATATTTAATAACTCCGGTAAGTACAATGTTAATCTTCAAGGGTTGAATCCAACTTATGGAGTTGTTGGTGGTAATGGAGAAACTAATAATGGTAATGATATAATTAATGTGAAATTTCCAACTTATAATATTGGTTAATTATGGCAGATAATATTAAAAGGTATAATCCTAAAACTGGTAATTGGGATATAAGTTCTTCTGGAAAAGCTACTGGTATTATTGTTGAAGACCCTCGTCTTATCGACCCTGAAGTAGCAGAAGAAGGAGTAACTAGCGAAAGTCTTAATGACGTTCTTGTTCGTCATGAACAAGAACTAAAGAAGCAAGGTGGATATATTGCTTGGCTTGCCGAACACGGTGGTGGCGGAAGCGGTGGCGGTGGAACTACTGGTGATAAGGTTACTCTTACTAATGGTAATATAGTAAAAGAAGGTAATATTAATTATCTTTATTCTACTGTTACTACTAATATTAAGTTAGAGTATCTTATTACTTCTAGTAAGAATAATAAGAGATATTTTATTACTGTTACTCTTGATGGTAATAATATTATCGAAGGAAAAGAAGGTTGGACTAATACTCCTGGAGTTCTTACTATTCCGCAACTAGATAAATTCTCTGCTAACAGTAATCACTCTGTTGTAATCACAGCTAGTGATACAAACGGATTCTCTGCTGAATCTTATTTGCTTAATATAGTAGAAGCTAGTATTAAACTTACTAGTACTGTATCAGGTAATACTGCTACTGTTGGTCTTGACTACTTCTTTACTTATAATATTACTAGTAAGATTATTGGTTCAAATGTTAATCTTGTTGTCACAAATGTGACTAATGGTGCTACTAAAACTATTGAATTAGGTAAGACAACCTCTACTGCTCCTAAACAAGTTAATGTTAACTTATGGGAACTAGGTAATATTATAGCAGGTAGTTCTTATACTATACAAGCACAAGCATTTACTTCAATGAATGAAGCTACTGTTCAATCTGATAAAGTAACGAATCGTGTAGTTGTGGAAGATGGTGCTAATCTTGTTGTTCTAGTAGAAGGTATTACTAGTAAAGCAGAAGTAGATGCAGGAGTTGAAAGAACTAAGTTCTCTCAAAGCGGTAATATTTCTTTTGCATTTACTCCATATCTTGCAGGAGTTAGTCTTATTTATTATGCAATTAGAATCGAACATAATGGTATTACTAAAGATATAGGTTACTTCGATGAAGGAAACTATAATGATAATCAATATGTTCAGCGCGGTAAACAACAAGTGTTTAGTTACGCTATTCCAACAGAAGGAGATGTTATTGGTAATTGGAATATTACACTTCGTTGTTGGTCTGAAAAAGGAGACCCTGTAACTGATACAGTTCTTGCTTGTGAAGTAGTATCTAGTTCCCAAGCTCTTATTGCAGACCAAAATCCTAATAATAGTAGATATGCTAGTTGGCACGTTCGTCAAGAAAGTTTCCCTCAAGTATCTACTACTAAAGTTTGGACTAGTAATGAACCAACATTTACTGCGCCTGGTTCTATTACTCCTAGTGGTGCTGTAACCAATCTTAATGTATATAATACAAACGGAGTACTATCAGGCTTCTTAACAGAGAATGGACAATCTATGTTACGTATATCAGGAGAAGCCTATGGTGTTATTGATGTACAACCATTTAAAGATGATATAACAACTCTTAATAACTGGTCGAGACAAGGATTTGGATTATCATGTACATTCAAGTCAGATATTCATCCGTTCTCAAATAGAACAATCTTCTTTATAGGGGATTACAATACTGACGAACAATTCTCCGAAGGTATTAAAGTAGGTCTTGAAGATATTATTTGGTCTTATACAGATGGTAATATTAAAGAAACTATTAGTTGTAAGATACAACAGAATGTTATTAATACTGTTGATTTTATAGTTAATAAGAATCAAGGAAAGATGATTGTCGGTATCTTTATCAATGGTATACTTAATGCTGCTCGTGAAATAAAAACTGACTTTACTTGGAAGACTAATTCTAAAATATATCTTGGTTGCGATATTAGTAATTCAGGACAGATTCAAAACTTTGCTGATGTTAACTTCTATGATATTAAGTTGTTCCGTGTTCCTGCTAATGATAAAGAAATTGTTATTAATGCAATGAACTCTAAAGCTAGAGCAACTCTTTTATCTGATGGTAGTATAGACTTTACCAGATACAATAGAATGAAGTTAAAGAACTTCTTCTCTGCTTCTGATTCAGAACCTCATTCTACTCTATGGGACGATATTAACCAAACGTATGCTAGTGTCAATTTCAACAGTCTTATCTCTGATACTACTAGAGTATTACCAGTTGATATAATGTTGATTAATTGCGCTAATACTGGTTTTACTCGTGCTATATTTGAAGAGATTGGAGGTCAGAATAATAATTGGTATAGTGGTTGTACTATGAGTTACTTTAGTCCAACTTCGGGAAAGTCTAGCTCTGAATATACTACTGATGTTTCTGTTTCTAAGCAAGGTACTTCTACTTTGAACAATCTTATTAAGAACTTAGAGATAAGATTCGATAAGATGCTTAAAGATGATGATGGCGGTAATCTTGATTATGAGCTATTCCAACCTAGAGAGACATGGTTTCCTGAAAGACAGTTTACACTTAAAGCTGACGTTGTTGACAGTGCTCATGCAAATAATGCTTCTATTGGTAAATGGATTAATGATAACTCGGATTTCTTATTCGAGAAAACTCCGCCTATGGAACAACTTGAATCTCATCGTCCAGTAGATACTCGTGATAGAACTGTAAAAGATAAAGTTACTATCAAACAAACGCTTGAAGGTTTTCCTATTATTCTTCTTATTCAGTTTGATGGGGAAGAAACTCAAACTATGCTTGGTATATATAGTTTTAATTTAGGTCGTGGAGCTTATTATAATATGGGATTCCGATTTATGAAAGACTTTACTACTAAGATAAAGAATACAGCAGGTGAATATGTTGATAATAAACTTCCTGCTTTTGTTACTTCTTATCATACTTATGCTCAAGATGAACTATTCGGAAACATAGACCAAAGAAAAGTTTATTCTTATGAGTTTGGGGAAAATGCAAATGTTATTGTAGATGGAGAAAAGATATTACCATTAGCATTGTTTATGCAAGACGATTTATCTATTATCAAACATGTAGGTGAATTTAAGTATAATGGTGGCAATTGGTTAGAACCTAGTGCAGCTGTTACTGATGATAATATTTGGAGAGCATTACAAGAGTTATTCTCTATCTTTGCTCAAATGACTTCATCGACAGTTAAGAAATACATTTGGAACGAGACTTCCGGTGGTTATGAAGAAACTGCTGGTGAATATCCTGCACAGTCTAGTTGGTCTACGCTTGCTGCTGAACTTGATACTAAGTTCTCAATTAAGAATGCTTACTCTTACTTATTAACGTGTGTAAAGTATGGGCTTGTTGATTCATTAGGTAAGAACTTAACTTTAGTCTGTTATGATGTTGGTGGGGCTAATAAGTGGTTTATCAGATTCTATGATATGGATACTGGTAATGGTCTTGATAATGTAGCTCTTGAATCTGTTGCTAAAACTGCTTGGTTAGATAAATTTAGTAATAATGATAATAATAATGTTAACTCATTAGTTATTACTAAAAGCGCTGCCGACGGTGGATATGATACTTATAGTTCTCGTATGTGGGATGCATTAAGAGATACTATCTTTGCTAATACTGGAGTATTCGATAGTTCTCTTGAAACTCTTTGGGACTTATGGAGAAACAATGCTACTATTTGTAAAGATATTAATGATTATATAGATAATTACTTTGCAGCTCAAACTAAAGATTGTGGAGAGCTTCTGTTTAATTATGATTATAATGTTAAGTATCTTACTGCTTATGTTGGTGAATCAGGTGGACAACCTTCTTATGCTAATATTGAATTTCTACATGGTACTCGTGTTGAGTATGTTCGAGATTGGATGAAGAAGAGAGTTTGGTTCTTTGACGGAGTATTTAAGTATAGCAATGCTGCTAATATTCAACCTTATAATAATAAAGGAACGTTTTCGGCAGGCGGTGCAGAAGCAACTAATCCTAAGCTGGTTGTTACTTCCAATTGTCCGGCTATATTTGTAGTTAACATTGGTAATACTGCTGATACTAGATATTTCTTAGAAGAAGGTAAACCTACTGAAATTAGATTATCTCCTATCAGTTCTTTCAATACACAAATTACTATTAATAATACTCCTCAAATTAATGATATTGAAGGATTAGGCGGAATGAGATTCCAACGATTTATGTCTACTATGAAACTTCTTAGTTTCTCTAAGTTAAACTTGTCTTCTGTTGATACTTTTAGCGATTCTCCTATTCCATTTGAAACAGTATTCGTTAATGATGAAGGCTATTCTGAGGTAAGACATATTGATTTAAGTAATACTAAGTTTTGGAGCGGTAACATTGGACAAGGTACGTTTACGGTTAATATAGAAAAGTATACCAAGTTGAAAGATTTGAATATATCTAGTTCTATTGTAACTTCTATATCTTTACCTAATGCTTCTCTTGCATTACTGAATATTACTAATTCAGTTATTGAAGCTATTAGTTTAGTTAATCAACCTTTCTTGGATAGATTAGATTTCTCTGGTTGTAAACGGTTAAAAACTGTTACTATTGATTCTTGTGATAAGATTACTGAATTAAACCTTAGTAATCTAGGAGACTTACATACTGTAAGAATTACTTCGTGTCCTAACTTAAAGTCTATAATTTGTACTAACAACGTTAACTTAACTACATTTAATGTATCCAATTGTAATAATGTTGAAATCATTAATGTATCTCAATGTACTAATGAATCATTAATTGTTTATATAGTAGGTGTTCCTAATATTAAAGAATTAAATGTATCTAGTACTAATACACCTAATGATATTCAAGTAGCTTCAAGTTTACCTAATCTTAGAATACTTAATATTTCTAATAGTCAGGTATCAGCAATCCAATATGGTAATGCTGCTATTCCTACTTATAAAGAAAATAAGATATTCGATATTAGTAAACTTAATCTTACTAGTCTATCAGTTCAAAATGCTAAAGGTGTGCATTACTTTAAGTTTGATAATAATAGAAATACTCCTTTCAATGTAGGTGGTAGTTTCTTTGTTGGTTGTTCTAATCTTAAAAGAGTGTTCGGACATATTAAACTTAATGGTACTTTTATATTTGCTCAATGTGGTAGCTTCTATATTCACGAACCTAAAGAAAAAGTAGAAGGTATTACTCCTAATTATAATGGAGAATGGTTTGGTTCAGATACTAGTACAACAGAAGGAAAAACTGCTTGGGATAATAATACTGATTTAGGAACTAACTTTACTATTGGTACTACTAATTGTACTAGTATGTTTACTGCTACCAATTGTAGTATATATGATGTTTATTACTTCTTGTATAAATGTGATAATGTTACTACTCTTGATCATTGTTTTGCTAGTGCTAAGAATGTTAAATGGGATTTATTAGATAGTCCTAATAGAGACATGTTTAATCATTGTACTAAAGTAGTTACAATGAACTCACTATTTTTGGGATTACAGGCACAAGACTTTAAAATATTAACTAGTACTTATGATTATGGCTCTACTGAACATAATGGATTATTTAGTCCTCTTGTTGATTTACAAGCTATGAATAGTATATTTTATTTCGGTGGTACTAGATATACAAGTCCTGCTTTCTTAGCTAAGTTTAAAGGAAATGTTCCTTCTAAACTTAAAAGACTAAGTAATTTTAGTACTGGAACTATTAAGTTTGTAGATAATATTAATAATTGTCCTAGTGATAGTACTATTGATGAGCATCTTGTTAGTGCTGATTGTGGAACACTTCTTGCTAATCTTCCTGATTTAGAATATTTAAATACTATGTTTAATAATTCTAATATACGCTTTAATCAAATAACAGATGAAGATGTAGAAGATGGAGTAAAGTATTGTCCTTTATTCTATAAGAATACTAAACTTAAATATATTCAAAGTTCATTTAAAGGACTTGTTAATTCTACTGGTTCTTTATATAATATATTTGGTGGTACTGTTAAGAATAAGACACAAGTAAGATTCCCGACAGCTTTGTATGGTATCTATGATTCATTTAGTTTAGGTTCAGGTTCTAATGTTATTTTCCCAATCCACAACTCAATGTTCAGTAGATTAAGAAACTCATTGAAGTATATAACAGGACAGCAAGCTATTAATCAATCTACATTAGGTAGTTTCCAAGGTTTTACTAAACAGTTTCTTAAAGAAGGTGATGAAGTATTTCCTTATGATGTATTTACTGGTTGTAGTGCAATTGTTGAAATACCGGGATTCTTCTCCGGTTTAGTTCTTCCTGCTAATACAGTAGTTGAGCTTCCTCTTAATTCATTTAAGACTAATTACAATCTTACTAATATATCATATCTATATTATGATATGAAGAATTGTAAGTACTCGCTTACTGGTAAGGGCTTCTCTAATTGTAAACTAATTAATGTTCATAGATGTTTCTCTGAAATAGAAACTAGCTTCGTTAAGAAAGGTTTTATTCCTTATGGACTATTCTATATGGAACAAACTTCTAATGTTAGCTATAAAGGTTGGAATGAAGTAGATGCAGCTAGTCAGAATATTACAGAGAACTATGGTATAGATAGTGACGGTAATTGGATTGAAAGTGCTGAAATGCCAGTAGAGATTATTTATAGTAAACAACGAACTCTTCCTAGAAAGACAATAGTTGATATGTCTTATTGCTTAGAAAGATTCCAAAGTACAGAAGCACAGGCTTATACTATGAATTATGGTAATCTTACGTCAAGCAATTATGGAGATATTATAGTACCTAATGAAAAATATAATCCAGTTAAGTATATTCTTAATCCTAATTATGACCCTAGAGAATATCTTGATGAAGAGCAGACAATGATTAACTATAATAGAGATATTCACAGAGTAATCATAAATAAAGACTATGATAAATATGAATATGCTTGGAATGAATATGCTTATGATGGACTTAGTGGACTTAAAGATATTATATTAAACAGTAGTCTTTATACAGATGTTTCAAATGGAACAATAAATTGTTCTCCTGTTATACCCGATGTATTTAAAGATACTGCTTCTTCAATCGCTCCACCTAGTTCTGTTCATGCTAATAGAAAAGTATTGAATTATTTATGTTCACCTGACTTATTCTATTATTGTACTAATGGAACTAATATGGTTATTAACGGTGTGTTTAGTGGTAGTGGTAGATCTAATGGAGACTCAACATACGATTACTTTAACTATGGTATTCGTGGTCGTATTCCAACTAACTTATTTAAACCAGTTAGTAATGTTACTGATTTATCAATGACATTCTATCGTTGTCCTTTAATTCTTCCATATAAATGGAATAATAGTACTAACGGAGATATAGGCGAAATGTTCTCTAGTCAAATGTTTGCAGGAATGAATAAGTTAGTTAATATTTCTACTATGTTTTATTTTATTGTAATACCTGCTAATGTTATTATTCCAGTTGAGTTTGTAGTAGACTGTATTAATCTTCAAGATATATCTTGTTTGTTCTTAGCCGCACAATTTGAATCAACTGCTAGTCAAGCACAACAAGTAGACGATAATATATTCGCTAAGAATGTTAATCTAAGGAATATTAGTTATGCTTTTGCTAGTGGACAAATCCAAGGAAACTGGTCAGATAGAAGTCCTAAGAAGATTAGTTCTACATTGTTTAATGCTGATAAACATAAACAACTTACTAATGTTACTGGTGTGTTCTATAATGCGATTTCTACTACTGGTAGTGTTCCTGAATTTTGGAATTGGCTAAATAGTCTATCCTCTGTTAATAGAGCGAACGTATTCTATGCTATGCGTAAGGCTAATCTTACTAATGGTAATAATGTTCCTAGTGAATGGGATACAGGTATGGTATAACAAAAAGTTGATAATAGTATTGTATAATTAAACAAAATTTAGTTTCTTGTAGCGTCCCTCATAAAGGAGTGAGTATTAACAGTAATCACATCTCTTTACGGGGGAATGTTACAAAGACCAATTAATAATCATTTAAAAGTAATTATCATGAATAATCGTATTTATAACAGAGCTAATGCAGCTAATAGTTTACAGATTTCTATAATGGGTAACGTTGCTGCTGTTGCAGAGTTTTCTATTTCTGATGGAATGGGTGGTAAAGAACCTTTCCTATTAAAGAATATAACCGAAGACCCAATACAAGTAGAAGTAGTTCTTGCAGGTATGGAAGAACCTATTACTACAACTATTTATTCCGGTTGGAATGTTGAGTTAGTTAAACAAGTTAATAACGCTGTTGCTGATACATTACAATATGGGTACTAATATAACTGGTATTGGTAACGTCAATGCCATAGGATTTAAGTCTAGAGTTACAGGTGGGATATATTTCCCGCCTGAACTTAAAGACGCTCTTGTAGGGGTATGGTCAGCCTATGGTAAATCGAATGATAGTACTGACCGTAACATTATCAAGAATAAAATAAAAGATAGAGGTGGAGATTTTGTAATCAGCAACGCAGCTTTCAAGCTCAATAGTGGGTTTGGAAAATACGAGGAAGATTTTACTGATTGGAAAAAGAGTCCCAAAGTAACATCTTTTGATGGTGAATCTATTAAATTCACTAGCGATGTTTCTTGGGTATTATTGTATCATCCATCTAGTATTGGAGAAGATATTCCCTCTTTCAAAGTTCGTATAAAACTTTATGGAGAAGGTGCTTTATATTATAACTATATAACCCAAGAAGGAACATACACTAATGTAATTGTAAAATCAGAGATTTTTGAAACACCGATTTGTTACAACACAAAATATACAGGTGAAAAGGGAGTAAACGTTGGATTTACTCTTGGCGTTCGCTCTGGTGAATGTAGTGGGACTATTACTCAAATCCCCTCTTTCGAAGGCGCATTCGTCACCGACGGAATCAACGACCTGATTACTTCCACCAAGACCGTACAGGAGATGCTGGGAGGAAGTAGCGAGATTACGGTGGTGAGTATGATTCATCAGATAGGGTTTATATCTTCTCGAAATTATGCAAGAAACAACTATTTCATTCAAGGAAATGATTTCTTAACAAATACTATTAGCGCAATAGGTAAAATAGGTATATATGGATATAAGGGAAATTTATCTAATATAGCTATTGTAAACGATATATTAGGAAATAAAAAAGATTATTCTGTTCATAAGGCTAATCCAGCTAATATTGATTCTGTATTTAGTGTAAACGGAACTCATTCATCTGCGCAACTATCTCAAATTGCTTGGTACTGGACAATCATCGCCAATAAAGTACTGACTACCGACCAAATCAATCAAGTAATAGCCTACTACAACTTGGACAAGTATGTTAAACCTGATATTTACTACAATGTGAAGAAGCAAGGTCTTACTAACGATACTCCCGATGAAGATTGGTATCTTAAAGACTTTAGTGGTAATGGACGTGATATGACGTTATATAATTATGCTAGAACTCCAGAAAGTGGTATTAACGAAGAAGGAGGCTTGCAATCAGACGGAGTAGTTGATTATGGTCAGTTTGTAGGTGATTTGGGATTGAAGGATTACACTGTGGTTATTGATAGAGCATATAATAATCTTATTAATAATCAAGTGCCTTTAATAAGTTCTAATATAGTTGAAGATCAAACTCCATTTATAGTAGAACATTGGAATACTGGTTCTAATGCTATATCATTTAGTTATGGTGCATCACGTATTACTGATATTCCACTAGATATAAATAAAAAGATAGTATATCAGTCTACTTATTCATATATGGGATATGTTATACCTAAGGGAAATGCAATCTCCACAGGGGGTGGTATTACATTAGGTAAATTTGGTAATGGAGTACAATATTCTGCTATATGTCTTTGGTCTTTAATGCTCTTCCCTTATAGCATGTCCGAGTTCTTGATAGAGCGCCAGTTGAAGAAGCACAAGCTGGGTACGCTGTATCCAGATATGGTGGAGTTTAGACCTGTTATTAAGAGTAATGCTTCGTATGACAATATCGTATTTTATTATAAAAATGAGAAAGTAGAAAATGGTACTTATCTTACGGTTGGTTCTTCTATTGGTATGCACATAAGTTTAAGTAGTAGTCCTGTTAATGAAATAAAATCTATTACTGTTAATGGGATTCCAGCTACTTTTAAATTTCATGATGCTAACAATAACATATATCAATATGATTTCAATCTAACTTCCAAGTCTCCTCAAAAGATAAACATCACTATTGACGAGTACATCAGGTTTGAGGACATTGTTCAGCCATATCCAGTTCTATTGAGATTCAAAGATGAAAACGGTAATGAAGTATCTTGGGGAGGAAAGTTTAGAGTAGGCTCTACTATTACTAGAATAGGTAGTATTGCTGACCCTGAAAGCAATCTATTAAATGGTTTATATTCTATTTCAGGATTGTCTTTAAATGGTAAAGGTGTTACTAGTAGTACTAGTATCGTTGAAAAGCAAATGGTATTTAAAAGTATTGCAACTTATCTTCTTGACAATAATGAACCTAAATGTATCCTATCTCCTAGACTACTACGTATTCCAAACTCTAGCTACAAGATACTAGGCTACATTCCTGATATATCCGGTCATGGTAATCATGGTAAGATAAACAATTCTGCTTATGCAGAAAGAAGCGGAGTTAATGAAGATGGTTCATACCAATTTGATGGCGTGGACGACTTTGTTACTATTCCTACTTTGTCTAGTGGAGGTAAACAGGTGTTGATGAAAGTGAATTGGAGCACAGAAGTAGCAAAAGGATGTTTATACGACCAAAGAAAAAATATAGATGTCTATGAGTTTGCTATATTTAATTTGAATACAAACAATACTGGAGTTAGCGTACCTGCTTATCAAGCAAGAAATGATGGAAAGACTTATATAGATGGGATATTAAATAATAATATTTTAGCTGGAGACCTGAAACAAGTACTTCACAATATTACAATTACTAATGAGTTAGTACGAAATGCTGATACAGTTTCTCCGACTATTGGTAATACTGTTGGTTCTGCTTACTATACTAATATGGCTCTGTATGATTTCATGCTGTTCGATGAAATCTCGACTGATGAAGAAATACTCAATCTGAATAAATATATCAGTATTGAGCCTAAAGTAGAACTTCCTCCTTATTATTGGGACGCTTATGGTAAAACTAATCTTGATGCAGATAAGGCAACCATTCAACAAAGAGGTGTAGCCGTAGGTGATTATGATATTACTAATTATAATCATGCTTACGATAAGATGTCAGGCTATGGAGGTTATAAGTTTGCTAAATTTGATAATGCTATTGAATGGTTTGCAGAAGATAGTTCAATGGTTGTAAACAGAAATGGATATTTAATTACTTTAAAGAAAGTTCCTAATGTAGCATTTTGGAGATTTAGAAATACTACTTTAAAAAGTTTAGATAATCCATTAACTTTTAAAGTTAAATGTAACAAACCTATTGATGTAATATTTCAAGTTAAATTTGCTAAGAATAATGATGTAAGTATCGGATATAATTATAATATTAAAGAAGTTACTCTAGTTCCAAATGAAAGTACTACTATAATAGTTCCTTCTGTTTCTGTATCAGATATTCCCGAAGCTACTAGTATATTATTTATTAATGTTTTATTTGATAATACTTCACTTTCTGATAATGAAGAATATACAGTTGAAATGCTTCCTCTTTATCCTAATGGTCTAGTATATGATGCTATAACTGATTATAGTGAGAATGTTAATATTCCTGTGTTTACTGATTTTACAGCAATAATGAAAAGGAAATGGCTAAAAAATCAGGGTTGTCCTTTAATAAAAGGAAGTAAAGTGTATGAAGGAGGCAATGGAAATGCTTTGTTACTTGAATGGGATAAAGCATATAATTTTGTTTTCTATAAAAGAACTGACATTATGGAAGGAGAAGTACCGGAAAATATATCTTTTATTACTCCTACAAATTATAACGGTAATGTTATAACTAGAGGAAGTGGACAAGATACAAATGGAATATGTATCGCTGGCGATGGTAATGCAGGATTTGCTAATATGGTATTCTACAAACTAATCCTCTACCCTAAAACCATCCCGTTATTACAGATTAATTTCCTAAAGAATCTAATGGAAAGAGACGAGATAATTGATTTAAATAACCCAATATTGATAAAAAATGAATAAATGAAAATAATGCCTTATAAACTAGTTAAAGTAGTTTATATAATACTTGCTATAATTGCAGTAGTTATGTATACATTAAGTTTAATATTTAATATTTAAAGATTATGATTGATTACATTGTATTTCCTGTTGCTGATATAGATGAAGAGAAGTCAGCAAAGATTGATGAACTTAATTTAGTTCCTCGTAGTAATGTTAGTAAAGACAAAGTATTAATGAAGTGCCAACATTATGAAAAGGTGTTTCCTGAAAAAGTAACTAGAATAGTTACTACTGATGAAGAAGGATTGGAAATTATTAGTATTGAATATCCTTATGAAACTTATTCTAATGAAGCACTTGCTACTTTATTGTCAAGTCCTGAATGGAATCCTAAAGAAGATGAGGTAATAGAAGATTCCCCTATAGAGGAGTGACATCACTTTTATTGCTTAACTTTAAGCCCTGCTTATAACAAGTAGGGCTTTTATTTTGTTCATACAATACCTAACTTTTAATAAAATTATTATTTATAGCTAAAATAGATTAATGGTCGAACTTCTTATATTATCCTTTATTATGAGTGTATAGTAGCTGCTATAAGATATTCTTAATTTATTAATCTAAACCTTATTTATTATGTAAGTAATTGAAAAAGTTAAAGTCGTTCCCGAAGGTTATAATGGTGCAGGGATGGACGGTTATGGTCGCCGTGATGTTAACGGTAAAGCTAATGCAGGTCTTACGCTTGGTATTATCGGTACTGCTCTTGGAGCTTGGGCTTTATTTGGTAATCGTCGTTCTGCTGGTGTTCTCGGAACTGGTGCAGGTCTTATGGGAGATGGTTCTACAAACATTAATGTAGTTGGTGCTGGAATGGGAAGTGCCAGTGCTCCTACTGCTTTCCAAGCATGGAGTAAATCTTGTGAGGATACTCTTGCTTTGCAGGGTGGTTTATATCAGTGGGCTTTAACTCAACAGAACCAACGCTTCCAAGACCGTCAGGTAATAGATGGTGAAATGTTCGGTTTGTATAAGTCACAGATTGATGCAGACTTCTTGCTGTACAAGGGAAACCGTGATAACTACGATTCTCTCAAAGCAGAGATTAGTGAACTTAAAACGCAAGTTGCTGTTAGTGCTGCTATCCGTCCTTATCAGGATAAACTTATCCAGTGCGAAATCGAAAGAGCGTTCACCGCAGGTATCAATTATGTCGATAAAAAGACTTGTAATGTTATCTATGGTGTTACTTGTCTACCTAATGAGCCTACTACAACAGGTCTTGTTGGTAGAAATGCCAATGGTTGTCTACCGTGCGGATTTACTCAAACTGCTAGTACTCCTGCTACATAATATTACTAATCAATTTAAGTTAGTTAAGCCTTTAGCTAAACGTGCAATTATTAATAACATTGATAGTTTTGATAAGTTTATCAATACTATTGCTAAAGACGGAAAGATTGATATTGAAGGTATAGTTGACGAAGAGATTGAAATAATCAAATCTATTCCTAACTTTGATTTTAATATTCCAGTTTTAGGTAATGGTAACATCTCTAACGGTAACATAACTCTTTCTATTCCTTTTATTAATAAAGGAATTATGTTTAACCAGTCTGATTTGGAAACATTCAGACAACTATTAACTAAGTAATATTATTATGAGAGAAGTACCATACGAGACAGACCAAGATGTTCGTGCTCGTTCTCGGAGAGACGAAATGTACGAACGAATTAATGATTTCCTTGCTCGTGGCGGTCGCGGAAGAAGTGGTCGTGGCGGACGTGGAAGAGGAATGATGAATCGTATTGGATATAAGACTTACGACAACTACGACAGGGATGAACAAAGAGGTTACGGTGAACGTCATAGATATGATGAAAGTCGAGGTTATGATGGAAGTCATGGCTATGATGAAGAAGAACGTATGCTTCTTATGCAAATGCTTGGAGTAGATGGAAACGAACGTTATAATGATTATGGTGATGAACATTTTAATAAACAGGAAGCTAAACGTACTGTTGATGAAATGTACCATGTCAAAGACGGTAAGAAATATATCGGTGAGAAATACGATATGCAGAAAGCTCACGAAGTTTGTAGTAAATTCAAAGATAAACTAGAAGATGAAGTAGAAGTTGCTGATGTTTATGTAGCTATTAATGCTCAATATCACGACTACTGTGAATTATTCGAGAAGTGGTTCGGAAAAGGAAACTTTGACGATATGATATTCGAGAGTGCTATCAGCTTTTGGTTCGATGATGTAGACTTCGGAGAAGATAAACTCTGGAAATACTTTAATGAATTAAAGTAATACAAGTTCTGTTATATTCCTAAAGAGAGATTACTAAATAATAGTAGTCTCTCTTTTCTTTTTAAAATAAAATCCTATATTTACATCTGTAATATAAAACTTAATGCTTATGGGAATATTTGTTAAAGTGTTGTTTGTAACTATAATAGCTATAACTATTATAGTATTCGCATGGAAAGAGATTACTACTATTCTTCCTGTGAAAGTCGTATCTTATGTAAAGATAGCAGGTGTGCTATTAAGTGTTATTCTAGGTACTCTATTATTCTTATTGTAATATGGACTTCGGGAATATACTTAATGAAATTCTACGTACTACTGCTACTAGTTTCGATTTCGCATTTGTTATCTGTATTAATGTACTAGCATATCTAGTAATTAAACTAGTTGACAAACTTAATGGAGATAAAGTAGTAAGTACTTGGAATAAAAGAGTGATAACTCTTGTATGTGCTGTATTAATGGGAATAATATACTTCTCATTAAAGTTAGGTGATGTTAAGGTAGTACTTAATTCTATTATTCTTAGCTTCGTATTTTGGAGCTGGATTATGAAGCCAATATTGGCGTTCTTCAATATAGACTATCGAAAGTTTATAGAACTTGAAGATAATGAACCTAATCAATATCCAAAGTAAGTACTATTAGTAAGATTAACAAGTGAGAGTCGACTAGAGATAGTCGGCTCTTTCAGTATACACGCTCCTTTACGGGGGAATAAAAAGTATGTCCCACCTTCCTACGCTTTCATAGAAGCTCACCATAGGACTTTAGTACCTTTCCTTAACTTACTATTATCCGACAGTATTGCGTGCCACCACGGGTCTTAAAATGCGTCACGTGTATAAAAATGTTTACAATGCGAACGCTTGTAAGCTAGATAGTAAGCTAGATAATAGTGTTGAATCAAAATTATTAATAAAAGTCTTGTTAATACCAATATAATAACTATATTTGTTATAATACTAATTCAAAAACAAAAGTAATATGGCTTCATTAAATCAAATTGTATCTGAAATAGCTCATGCTATTCATCAGCCTAATAACTTTACTACGAGACAAACTATTCGTAGTGCGGTTATTCATACATTCAATGAACAGATAAGACAGACTTATGAGCGTCATGCTAATGTCGATAAGATATTAATGCAGAGATATAGGATAAGTCTTATTAATGTTCCTGACGGAGATATATTTCAAAGTCTTGTAAGTACGAAGTATAAAGTTAAAAGAAGCAAGACTAGAATACCTAGACCAGTTCGTCTTGATAATAATCTTCCTTTTGTTAGTGTTCGTACTGTTGGTTATGATAATATGGCTATTCCGTTTATTAAAGAAGCAAATGCTCAATTTTATAAAGCATTGCCAGGAATGTGTACTAGTCTAAGTTATGATTATATCAATGGTTATCTATATGTTAATAGCAATGGTAATCATTTAATTGAACCGCTAGGACATATTGTTATTGAATCGCCTTTTGAAATACCTAATGAAATACCTGTTGAAACAACAGAAAGAATTGAATCTAACTTCGATAATGATGATGAGTTTATCATTCCCGAAGATATGGTAGAACGAATCAAAGATGTAATCTATAAACGTAATCTACTTAATGTAGAGAGAGTAACTAATGAAGTCCCAGTTAAGGATGATATAAATAAACAACAAATAGAAGTATAATTATGGCTAGCGGTGAAAGATACGACCACAGAAATATGTATACTAGTTTTATAAAGACAGCCGAAGAGGATTATGTTCTCGTGTCCGAAAAAATAGCTAGATACAAATCTTTATTATATAAAATCAAATATTCTATTGAACAGAATAGAAATGCTATTGAAGCTATATTTGATGTATGTGTCTATAACTATTGGGAATGGAATACTGACGAACTAGATGTTGATAGAAAGATGGAGACAGCAATAGATGCTAAGTTCGTTAAATTCGATTCTTCTAAACAATTAAGATACGGTAATATATATCGTAACTTAAAACAATACTTTAGAGTACTTCGTAAAATAAAAGAATATGAGATAAGACAGCAGAGAATTAAACATCGTAAGAACATTACTCGTCCTCAATACGAAGCCTATTGCAAGTTATTCTTTAGAGAAGTATCTAAAGAAGTTCTAAGAGGAAAAGTTTATAAGTTTGAAAAGAGACTTGGTTGTCTTATCATAGAAAGAGTTATAGTTAGAGATAGTTTTACCACTGCTGATGGAAAAGTTGTTAAGTTCAAAAAAGTAATTGACTATTATAAAACAGAACTAAACAAAAGAAATCTTCTTGCACAAGGACTTATTCCTTATAATAAGAAAGACCATGCAGCAGCCTTACTAAGAGGTGAGAAATACGAAGGAATTAAATATGTGGAGTATCTTGATAATCCTTATTATTGTAAGTTACTTATGATTGATGGTACAATTAAGAATAGACCATTATTTAAATTCTATGGAACAAATCTTCACATGAAACGTAGTAACGATGATATACTATCTGAATGTAAGACTGTTGAAGATATTATTAATGTCGATACTGATATTAATAATCGTCTTTCTTTAATTAATAAGTTTGACCCAAGTTACACTATAAAATATATTAGAAATAATGAACAAAGAGCTATCTTCCGTAGAAACTATTATCGCAAGACTTGATAATGATTTCAATATTATGAATAGTGATTATATACCTAGAGTGGGTGCTTGGTGTATAGATGCTATGAACGAAATGGGTATTCTTCAATATGAAGAAAAAGAAACTACTATTAATGTTGTTGATAGAGTTGCTTATTTCTCATGTTGTATGAATGCTTTTAAAGTTTATGTTGAGGGTTGCGAGATTTCCCCCTTAAAGAAAGGTAAATGTTCTTGCTCTTCCGGTACTACCGAGCATTTCGTTCAAGACAGAGAAAGAGCTAGAGAACGTGAAAGTAAGCGTACTGTTGAGATTGACCCCGAAGGTTACGAAGGAAAGAATTACGTGTATCTTCGGGATGCTAATGCAATCCAATTAAACTTTGATACTGATATTGTTACCGTATCCTATCTTACAGTTAAGACTGTATATAGTGATACGTTTCATTGTAATATACCCGTTATTCCTAATAACGGTAAACTTATTGAAGCACTTGAATGGTTCTGTATGTGGAAGCTACTAAGTAGAGGACTTAAACATCAAGTCTATTCTCTACAAGGTGCTATGCCAGTTAATCCATATTTATTATGGAGAGATTCTCGTGACAGAGCTAGAGCTTCTGTTATTAATGAAAATCAAGATGCTAATGCCTATAAAGGTTGGGCGTCGTTCTTTTATAATTCAACATTTAGACCTAGAGACTAATGGAAATAGTTAAAGAACTTAATAAAGATGGAGGTTACGAATCTATTAAAAATGGTTCAATGACTCATGCTGTTAATGCTATGGTTTCTCGTGATGGTAATTCTATTCAGAATGAACAATCTATTGAGACAATCATAACATTAGAAGAAAACGAAGAGATAGTCGGAGTTATCTCTTGTTCTGATGAAATAGTTATATTTACTAATAATAATAAGATTAGAAGATATAAAGAATCTACTAAAGATATTACCGAAGTTATTACTAATTGGAATTATCAAGGAGGTAAAGTTATAGGTACTTATACTTATAATGTAAATAATGAATTAATTGTTGCTATTACTGAACTTAATTCTAATGAAGATGTTCCTTTAAAAATAATCAATCTTAATAAACCTAATTATTTAGAAGGAGGAAATGATATAAAATATACATTAGTTCCTAATATACCTAAAGCAAATATTAATAACTGGAAACTTGTATCAGGAAGTTCTATATATAAAGGTATATATAATTTCTTTATAAGATATAAGCAAGGAAGTGATTATACTGGTTGGTTTCCAATAGGAGTTCCTGTATTAGTATATGATTTTGATAACGAAAGCGTTGTTGAAGATAGTAGTTTCGGCTATGACGATAGTAGTGGTAACCTTCCAGTTAATTATAAGATAGGAAACTTCGTATTTAAAGAAAGAACAAATTTAAGTACTGAAAAAGTTAATCTAAATATTGAGTTAGGATTACAAATAGATAATTCAGGTCTTAATTATACAGCTTATCAAATAGGCTACATAATCAATACTCAAAAAGGAGATACTAAAGTATATAATACTTCTGATATAAATATAGGAACTAGTAGAATAACAATAGACGATGTTTATAATGAATCATTTAGTCTTGACGATATTACTAGTTCTTTCTTTAATTTGTATAATGTAAAAACTATATGTAACTATAATAATAGATTATATGTGGCAAATTACAAAGAAGAAAATATTAATAGTCTTGTAAGTTCTATTGATACTAGTAATATACAAGTTAGAATTAAAGATTTCAGAGGTAATAACGCTATTAAAGTTTCTGCTAAAACAAGAAGTGTTGGTTCTTCAATAATTAATAATCCTAGAACCTTTGATATTGGTAGAGGTTATGTAGTTACTATTAAAGGACGTGCTTACGGAGATGGTAATGAATATAAAGAAGTTACTAGAAAGTTCTTTCTTACTCGTATTGGTAAGAATAGTTATGATACTAAATGTCTAATGATTGCATCACAAGACTTTATTAGAGCTTTCTATAAAGATAGTAATTATGATAGTCACTCTACTCCGTTCTATGTTTCTTATCAAAATGCTAATAATCTATATAAACCAGCAGTTTCCGTAGTTATTAAACCTGATGATAAGAATTGGTATATATTAGAATTTAGTAGAGGATATGACCCAGCAGATGTATATCCTGATGAATATTCTGTTATATCGTCTTTAGAGTTCGTAAGCCATCCTTATGTAAGATATGGACGTACTAACGATTTCTTTACTAGTACTCCTTATACTGCTCCTGATATTCAAAGAGATTTTAATAACGATTTCAAAGTAGTATCTATTGAAGAATTTGATTTAAATATAGATACTAGAGAAATTGTTGAACCTATGTGGTTCTATTTAGGAGATGTTACTATTGGAGAAAATACTTATAAATTAAAGTATGACCATTATAATCCTACTGACTATTATTATTATAGATATGATATGTCTAGTGGTAGTCCAGTAGAAGTTGGTGTAAGGTTAAGAAAATCTTTTCAAACTGCTTATGTAGATTATCCTGAAGTAATGCAGGAAATTCGTACTAAGTTTCCTAATTCACAAATAGTTCTTATTACAGAATATGAAACTGTTAATCCTAGTGGTGGTAATGCTGATGAACTTGCTAAATTTAGAGGTGAGAGTGTTGATGAAAATATAAGAATAGCTTATGATGTATCTAAACATAAATTTATTTTTTCAATTAAAGAAACTAATATAAGAGATGATTATTATAAACGTGAATCAGATGCTGTATTAATAACCAATGCTGATGGAGAAACTACTAGATATACAGTAAATGAAATATTTCCTAATATATCTGTTACTTTCAATAATGAAGATAAATCTACTCAAGATTTAATTAATGAAATCGAAGGTATTCATAAAACTGTATATCGTTGGAAAGAAGATAGAGAACCAACAGAAGAAGATTTTAATATTAATGAAACTTATACTGTTGATTTCTATGATATAAGTAGTTTATCAGGAGATAAAGGTTCTACTAAAAGTTTTACTAATTTAAAAGCATATCCAGTTGGTTATATTAAAGAAACAGTAGAAGAAGGTAATCAAACTATAATAACTGCTGAAAAAGAATTTATGATAGTTATACCTTTTATTGATTATCTTAAAACAGTTTCTAATTACGATTATGGCGGACATGAAAGATATCGCATATATGATAGCGTAAGTGTTGAGAGTACATTAGCATTTGAAGGAATAGTAAAAGACTTATATATCTGTTTCCAAAAGGATACTAAGTTCAATATGGACGGTGTAAGTAATTATAGTGCTTTACTTCTCGATATTCCTACTTTTGGTAGAAGTGACGCTTTAGCAATAAGTGAAGGAGGCGTTCGTTCTACTGGTAATGAGTTCTTTGCATTAGGTAGTAATAATCAATATAAAGAACTTCGTGTTGATGGTCCAGCCGGAGATTATCTTAGTTATGCTTTTGGTTTTGCTTCTCCTAAGATATTAGATAGTAAAACTAAACCTGAAGATACAGAGTTCTATGGAAATATTTATAAGTACGCTATCAACTATTGTGTATATAACTTTTTTATTCATTATGTATTTCCTAATGGTAATATAACTGATGGTATTCGTATTTCTAATAATATGACTTATTCAGAAACTATTAGTTTAGGTACTGCTAGTGAAGGTAGTATCCCACTAACTATGGACATTAATGAAGATACTTTAATATCAGATATTAAAACTAAGTTTGATTCTTATAAAAGTCAGTATGGAAATATAAATACTACTAATGCTCATGAAGTAGTTAATATATTTGATGCTATAAGTAATGTTAGATTCTGTAATATATTTCCTAAATATAATGATAGTGGTATCGCTCTTTATAAGAACAATAAGGGAGATAAAATGTTTAGAGGAACTAAGATTTCTGATAGTACTTATGTTCAACAAATAGAGTTCTTATTTGATAATATACCAATGAAAGAAGATTTCGTAGGATATTTTATATCTTATGAAAAGACAGAACCTATATTAGTAAGTCAAGGAGTTCCTGTACGTAGAGATGATGATTTTAATACTGCTTTTAATGAACAGGTTAATAATATTCGTTTCTATTATCCTGAATTTAATATATTAAAGAAAGCTGGAGCAGGTAATATATTTATTACTCAATCTAGGTATACTATGGGTAATGCTCAAAGAGGTCCAATGTTTACTGACTTTTATAATAGTGATGATGTTTACGGTATGTCTACTCCTGATGATGAATTTGGAGACATTAGAGCTGTTAAAAGTTCTAAGATTATAATGGCAGATAGTAGAGATGACAATAATGCTGGAAGAGAAGCTGTTGTTAATTTAGTATTAAACAAATCATTAAAATTAGGACTATATATAGGAAGTGGCAGAGGTTATGTAAAAGGTATTCTTCTTAATATAAGTGATAACTTATATATGTCAGAGAATAAAAGTCTTATTCCTCTAGGTTATATTAAATATGTTAATCCAAAAGGAGATATTTATAATTATGGATATGAACAATATTATTATAATTATAACTATTATTTCATGACTAGTTCTGTATATGCCTTTAATCGTAATGGTGTATATTATGATGCTAATGACCCAATAGCTAAAAAAGCTACTGATAATAGTAATCTTTATCCTAAATTTCCTAGAGTACATTATGATAGTCAAAGAGTTGGTAATACTCCTATAAGTAGAATAAAGATTGATGTTTTCTCTTTATATCCATTATTTACTAAAACAATTAAAACTGCTCCTGACGAAAGATATTATACTATTAGTACTGATGATAATTCTTTTGTTCAGAATGTTCGCATGATTCACATGTTACCTAGTACTATTAATGATACATTTGAAATAAGTACTATGTATCTTGATTATGCAGGTAAGAAGTTTATTAATTATAATGAATTACTATATACTAACTTTATTACAGAATATAGACAAACTATTCGTAGAAGCGATGTTATTAGTGATGAATCAGTAGAAAATAAATGGCGTATATTTAGACCTAATGCCTATAAGATAATTAGTGAAAACAAAGGAGACATTATTAATGTTATTGGTATAGGTACTTATCTTATTGCTCATTGTGAACATTCAATGTTTATCTTTAATAGAGATAATACTCTTTATACTAAAGATAAAGATGTGCAAATGTTAATGCCTGATGCTTTTGATATAGATTATCAAGAAGTATTTACTAGTGAAAAAGGTTATGGTGGTCTACAAGATTTTGAAGCTTATGTATGTAATGAAGCAGGTTATATATTCTTAGATAGGAGTAAGAAACGATTATATAGATTTGATGAAAAGAATCTGAATGATTTAGGCGATGGAGTACAATCTATATTAGACGAATATCTTACTAGTGATACAAAGATATTAATGGGAATGGATAAAGAGAATAACCGATTAATCTGCTCCTTTATGGGGGAAGTTTCAGATTTCACCATTAGTTATAATTTTGTTACTAATACTTGGATTAGTATTCATACTTATTTATGTCGAGGATTTTATAATACGAAAACTAATTTGTATATTAGTTCCTTCAATAAGAAAAACATTATAGGTAAAATAGGATTTGTAAAACCGTCTAGTTATCTTAGATATACAGATTTCGAGATACCTGCCAATAAGAATCCGTTCTATATAGGAGAGAATAATAATACTATGGTAGTAGATGTATTGTTCAATCTTGAATACGATACTATTAAAGTACTCAACTACATTAGTTATGACTTATATAAAGCAAATGATATTAATTTTGCTGGTAATAAGATATTGTTATTTAGTAACACTTCTATTAGTAGATTAGAAGATATTACTGTAAATGAACGTAATATTTTTGATGCTGTTAAGCCTTATTACGAACATGGTAAATGGAACTATAATTACTTCCGTAGTGTTCTTAACGAAGTTGTTACTAATTATCCAATAGATAGACTTACTGGTAAACTCAATGTCGATGTTAATAAGAAGTATGAACCATTTAAATCTAATCTTATTAATGGTAAATATTTAGGTGTACGATTTGTAATTAATGATGGTACAGCTAAAATAGAGATTAAGAAGATTGAATGTTATGTTAATAAATACAGAGAATAATGAAACGTATTAATGAACAAAGATCTAAAGCATTTATAGGTGCTGCGATTTCTGTTGGTACTAGTATTGTTAGTGGTATCATAGGTAATCGTAAGAAAAAGAAAGCTGAACAAGCTGAAAGGCTTAGACAAGAACGGCTTCAAAATCTACAAGACCATCAGGCTTTAGCTAGTGCTCAAAATGAGAGTATGATGTCAGAGGAAGATAGAACACAGTTTTTAAGCCAGTATTTATCTAAAGGAGGGGGAGTGAAAACTTCCCCCCGTAAAGGGGTGAAAGCTCGTATTGTCGAAGGCGGTACGGCTATTCCTATTAAGAAAGATTCATTCCTTCTTAAAGGACGTAAACACAATACTGGCGGTATTGTTATTGACGCTGGTAAAACTGGTGTTGAAGCTGAAGGTGGAGAAGTAGTACAAGTTACTCCTAAACAACTTAAAGTGTTTAGTGCTCAACCTATTCTTAATGGTAATAGTCCTGCTGAACTAGTTCAAAAAGGTGTAGAACCTTCTAAAGTATTTAATGCTCAAGAATCATTTAAGGATAAAAATGGTCTTAATGATGATGGTACTAAAAAGAAAAGAAATATGAGAACAATAACTGGTAAGAAAAAACTAGGTGGTCTTTCTCGTAGTAAAGATTATGGTTCTGATAAGAAACCGTATCCTAGTGTTAAGTCTAAAGATTTTGCAGGAGGTGGACGTAGTTATCCTATTCCTACTAAAGCTGATGCTCGTGACGCTCTTAGATTAGCTGGACTTCATGGTCGTTCTGATGTAAGAGCTAAAGTATATAAGAAATATCCTGAATTAAAGAAATCAGCTCTTGGTTCTAAGACAAAACTATTAAAAGATAACTATAATAACTTTGGTTTAGAAAAGGATTATAGTAATAGTTTTGCTCCTAATGCTTTAACTAAAGCTAATATGAATTATGTTAAAACTAATAGTATAGTTCCAACTAAACCTGTTGGAGCTTCTGTTAGTTCTAGTACTAGTCCTTTATCTAAATCAGGAAGTTTTAAGAACTTTATGAGTGGAATTGGAGGAGAAGCAATTAGTGCAGGAATAGGAGCTTTAGGAAATATTATTAGTGGGGTTACTAATAAGAACAGTATTAATAATATTCAAGCTCCTACTAGACCTAGAACTGTTGTTCCTGCAAGAATGAGAACTACTTATAACATAAATCCTCAATTAGCAGAAAGTAGAGATTCTGAAAGAAATATTGCTAGACTTATTGATTCTAATACTTCTAGTTCTTCGGGAAAGATTGCTCGTGTTCAATCTCTTGCTAATCGAGGAGTTCTTGAACGTAATAAATTAAAAGGTATGAAAGAGAATGTTGAAACAGACCTTCTTAATCGTTCGGCTCTTAATCGTCAAGGAGTAGAAGCTGCGAATAATCAAATGTTAAACGCTTATGATAATGCGGTTACTCAAACAGAAAACGAAAAGATTCAAGCAAGAGCTAATAATCGTACTAATGTTATTGAAGGACTTACTAGTGCGATTAGAGATTATCAATTAGGTGTTGATAAGAGACGTTCAGAAGAAAATGCTACTGCTGCTATGATGTCTGCTAATCCTGAACAAATGGAATTATTCTTAAAATTAATGAATAAGAATAAGGGTAGACTAAGTAATATACGAAGTACTTTATTCAAATGTGGCGGTAAGAAAAAGATTGCTTAATTATAAATACTATAACTATGCCGATAGATATTAAGACAGCAGGTTATCAAAAGAGGGAGCGGGTTGCCGCTCCTTTAGATGTTTACAATAGTACGTTAAATACTCTACAACAGAAACATGATACTGCTATTGAAACTAGTAATCAGATTAAAACATTTCTTGCTAATAAGCAATTAAATGAAGCTGAAAATGAATGGCTCGATAACTATTCAAGAGATATTAATGCTCAAATAGAAGCTAGTGCACAAGACGGAAGTTATGCCACTGCTTTAACTGCTGCTAAAAGATTAGCAGGAGAAGTAGCTAGTAATCCAGGTCTTATTGGTCGTGAACGTTATCAACAAGAGTTTAAAAAGTTCCAAGATGAAGTTACTAATAGTAATGCTTATGATGGAGATGTTAAGGCTTATACATTGGAACAGAATAAATATAATTATCAAGACCAAGTAGATGAAACAGGTAAAGTAATAGGTGGTAATAAATTCCAACCTAATTATCGTCCTGTTGAACAAGTAGATTATAATGCTCTATATCAAAAAGTATTATCTACTGTTGGTGTTGATTCTAGTTCTGGCGAACAACTAGTATGGGGAGATGCAGAAGGCAATCTTAAAGACGGTCAAGGTAATATTGCTGCTGGTGATGTTCCTTATCTTAAAACAGCTAGTGGTGTTCAACAACTATCAGCAGATAAGATTCGTGCTGCATTTGAATCTGCTTTAAATGAAACTCCGGGTGCTCGTGCTTCTCTAGAACAAGACTATAAAGTAAATGTTTGGAAAGCTAATAAGGGAAATAAGAATAATCTTGTTACTAAGCCTGACGGAACTATTATGTCACAGAGAGAATTTGAAGAGAACCTATTTGCTCCTAGATATGCTGCTTCTGCTTATCGTAGAGTTGAAAGTAGAATTAATCCTGAATTAGGATTTAATCTATTAGCTGCTGCTCGTAAAAATTCTGCTAAACCTAAGACTGGTAAAGAACCTGATTTACTTCCTTCTTTAGCTACTATTGGTGGTAAAGAAAAAGTAGAACCTGATACTCCTGCTAAAGTACAATCTCAATTAAATACTCTTAATGGTCAATTATCTAATATGTTTTCTTCTTATGGAATATCTAAATCTCTTCCTTTAGATGAGGCATATAGTAAACTACGTTCAGGTATTGCTAATAATGTTACTTTATCTGATGCTGCTAAGAAACAATTATTAGATGAAGCTAATACTTATTATAGAGGAATAGCTAATGCTAATAATCGTTTAGATGCAATGAAAGGACATCTTACACAAGAAGAACAATATGCTTCGGAGTTCTTAGGTAAGAGATTAAGTAATGGAGATATGGCAGATACTAATAATCCTATGCAACTAGAATATGCTAATAGAATGAATAAGTTATTTACTGATTCTAAAGGCAATAGTTTCGATACAGTTCTAGTTAATCCTATTAACGATAGTAGTAAAGCTGCTATTATATCTAAACTTAGAACAGATATGGGACTGACTAGTAAAGATGTGTCATTTAGTAAAATAGGAGATAAAGAATATATTCGTATTAGTAAAGACGCTTATACTCGTTTAGCTCCTGAAATAGCAGATGTTCTTAAACTTAGTCCCGTAGGATTTACTACTGGTAATAATGCTCCTGAAAAATTTACTAGAAACGATGAAGTTTTCTATGGAAATAAAGTATATGGTAGTTTAACTACTATGGGCATTGCAGGTTTTAGAGCAATAGGACGAGGTGAAATAACTACTGCTAAGAGTACTAAAGATTCTCCTGCTTACGTATATGAAAAAGCTGCACAAATATCTAATGCTGCAACTAAACGTATATCTAAATCATTACCGTCTACCTATGTTGACGTTAATGTATTTGATTTACCTCCTCATATAGTTGCTACTGGTCAAGGATTTGAAGATGACCAATTAAAGAACTACAATGAAAGAGTAATGAATATGATTAGTATTGCTAATCCTGGAAGTATTGTTATTAAGAAACGTAATGCCGAAGGAGTTCTTGAACCTGTTGAAGATAATAGAGAACGTGATGCTATTATGCAAACTATTCAAGCACAAGTTAAAAAGAAAAACATTAATAACGGCTGGTGCTCATCATCTTCTACGGGGGAATACGGAGTATTCTTAAATATTCCTTATACTCCTAAGACTGGAAAGAATAGTGCTAAGAATCCTGATTCTGAAATGGAAGAGAGAATACAAAATGCAGTAGCTGGAGATTACATGATTACAGGTGCTATCATTAATGATGAAATAGAAAGATTCAAATCTCTACCTGCTGTTAAAGCAATGGACACTCTTAATTCTATTAAGTATAATAACGCACTTAAAAGAAATTATCGTTTATCTGATGCTGAATTTGGAGATGGAACATATTCTGCTGTTACTGATGGCGGTAGTTTCTATCAGATATTAGACGCTAATGATGAACCGGTAATTAAGATTACAGAAGGTGAGTTATTTCAACGTATGTTTCAGAATAATCAAGCTAATGCTATTCTTGCTCCTGTTAAAGAGGATATAAATCTTATTAGTGCAAGAAACGGTTCTATTGCAAATTCCCCTATAGAGGAGCAGCAAGTAATTGCTCGTCCTCTTATGCAGAAAGCTATGATTATGGCAGGTGCTACTGGTAATCTTAGAGAACTAGATATTGATACTAAGAGACAAGTATTCCAGTTCTTTAATAGAATGTATTCAGGACTTACTGGTGAATCCCCTAGTCAAGTGATACTTAATCAAATGAACGATTTAATGAACTAAGTTATGCCAAATATATTTGATGATATATCAGTAGAAAAAGCTCCACTAGACAGTGGGGCTAATTCTGTTAATATGGCTAAAGAAGCTCCTACTGTTACTAAATACAAACCTGATGTAGCTGCACAAGGCGACTTCATGTTTCGTAATCTTAGTGGTAAAGAAGTCTTTACTGGAACAGAGGAAGATTATCATTCTTTAGCTAAGTATGGTGCTGAACCTAATCGTTATCAAAGTAGAGAAGAATTAGAAACTCTTCGTGCTAAGAATCAATCGGCTTGGAAACAAGCAGGTAACGCATTAGGTCAAACTATTGGAACAGTTATAGGAGATACTGTTGGTGGTATTGGTATGTTAGTAGATTTAGCTACTGCTGGATTATGGGACGATAAACCATTTAGTAATCCTATTACTAGAGCAGGCGATGCTATATCTGATTATGTTCGTGATGATTTATTTCCTATATATCGTGAGAATCCTGATAAAGCATTTGATATGAATGATTTTTCAGGTTGGTTCTTTAGTCAAGTTCCAAGTATTGCTAGTTCTCTATCTTTAATGATTCCTGGTACTTTATTAACTAAAGGAGTTGGAGCTGTTGGTAAAGGTGTTGCAGCATTAGGACGTAATAGTTCTAAAGTAAGTCGTGCAATGAATTGGGCTAAGAAAGCTACTAAATTAGATAATGTGTATCGTGCTAATAAGTTAAAACTTATCGCTAAAGATGGTATTACTGCTATTGGTATGCGTCTTGGTGAGAACTATCAAGAAGCTCGTGGAGTTGCGGAACAAATAGAAGGAGAAGCATTGTCGTTATTTACAGGAATGTCTGATGAAGAATTTCAAACTTGGTTAGATAATAATCCTGATATTGCTAATGAAGCTAAAGAAAGAACTAAAGAAGAAGCCGCTCTTATAGTTGCAGATAAAGCAGCTATGCGAAACTTTGGATATAATGCAGGTAATGTGTTCTTTGATTATATGCAATTACGTGCAGTTAATAAAGCATTAGGTCAAGTTAATCGTGCTATTACTCCTCGTATTCGTTATTCACAGAATCAAGCTCTCGATAGAATAGCTTCTACCGGTATGGAATCTGCTAGCCAAACATTAGGTCAAGCAGCAAAAGGAACGATTAAAGATTTTGCAGGTAAAATAAATCGCTTTGTTAATTCTAGTGAGAATCTACTATTATCTGAATTAACCGAAGGTATTGAAGAAGCTATTAACTTTGTAGGTCAAGAAGAAGGTACTTTATACGGTCGTTATTTGTTAGGTCAAGCTGAACAATATAATGGTGCTGTATCTATGGATAGAATAGAGAAGTATTTACAGAATCCTCAATTATATAATTCTGTATTATGGGGAGTTATTGGAGGTATTACTTTCGGTGGTACTATGTCAGCTATTAATAATCGTAAAGGTGGTAATGTAGAAGAGAAACAACGTATTGCTGAAATCAATGGTCGTGAGCAAGTATTCAATGAATATGCTCGTCAGATGAAGATTATCGAAAATGGTGAGAATCCGTTTCAGATAGAACGTGATGCTAAAGGTAATCCTATCACTTATCTTGATGATGGAACTATTAGTCAAGACCCAACAATAGGTACTACTCGTTATAGTAAAGTTAGTCCCGAAGAACAAGAAGATTTACGTGCTGCTGCTAAAGAGAAGTTCACAACTACTCTTACTTTAAATGCTATTCGTTCCGGTAACTATGAGTTACTCGAAGATTATATTGAAGACCCTAGACTAAAGAAAAAGCTAGTAGATGCAGGTCTTGCTGATGAAGCAGAATATGATAGAGATACTCAATCTATAAAGAAAACTATGCGTACTGTTCTTAATAGATATGTTAACTATTCTAGTGCATTGCGTAGTGCTAATATAGATGATGCTCTATTAGATGTAGCTATATCAGAAAATATAGTTAATGCACAAGAAGCTGACTTACTAAATAAACGAATAGAAAGACTTAATACTATTCAATCTCAATTAGAGAATACTATTCCTGCTATTAATGAGATTCTTGACCCAATGGCTAAGAACCGTATGCAGTTAGGTATATTAGAACAGTATCGTCGCGAAGTAATGTCTACTTATAATAGTCTAAAGAATAGTAATAATCCTTTGGATAAAGCACAAGCTAGTCAATACTTAGATATATCTAAGATAATAGAATCTAAAGTTAATGACTTACGTAGAGGTTTAAGTCCTATGGAAAGTTTATTCTTAGATAATGTTCGTAGTGTAGAAAATATAGCTCTTGGAATAGAAGGTAGTCAAGAACAAAATGCGCTTATTAAGAAACAGATAGAAGAATTAGATGAAAATGATGTAGCTCTGTTTAAACAAGCAGGTAAAGACTTTAGTCTAAGAAGTTTATCTGAACAAGTTCGTGCTATTAATTCAGAGTACATGGATAATATGGGACAGATACTTCTCGATGAAATTCGTAGAGATAACTATCGTTCTAATATTATTACTACTAATGAACAAGCTAAAGAGTTTGAAGATACTCGTAAGAAAGAGTACGAAGAAGCGGCTAAGAAGTTAGTTAAGTCTGCAAAAAAGAATCTTAATGATTTCGTTAATGTAGCTACCGAAGAAGAACTTGCTAAGTTAGATAAAGCACTAGATAATGCGTTTACAGAAGAAGAATCTCAAGATACTAGTAATAAGAGTTTATCTAATGCTGTTAGTATTCTATCTAATTCAGAGAATGGTAAGAAAGATATAGCATCTTTAAGAGAAGCTATTACTAAGAGAAGAAATAGTCTTGCTGCACAAAGTCAGACACAGCAACAGAATGGGAATAATCAGCAACAAGACTCCTCTATGGGGGAAGCGAGGAGCGAAGCGACGAGGCAAGAAGAACCAGAGGTTAAGCCTATTCCAAAACCTAAACCAAAGACTGCTAAAGAGAAGAAGTTAAAAGAGACATTAGATAAAGTAGTATCTAAAGCTAGTTCAGGTGTTATAAATAAAGCTAATATTAATAACTTAGAATTTACAATAGTAAAGCCTTTTGCTAGTTTAGGAGATGTTAGTAGAAAACCAGTTAAAGTAAGTGCAATAGACGTACGTGTTAGTAAATTTGGCAATGTTAGTATTGATGGAATGGATGCTAAAGGTAATATTATTGCTGATGTTACTATCGATGAACTAAATGCCGCTATTGCTATCGGAGATGTTACTTACGTAGATACTAGTAAATCTGATGAATCTGCTCCTGCTGATACTAACGTTCTTGAATCATCTATATCTGATAATGACTTAGAAGGTCAACGCCAACGTATAGAAGAGATAAATTTAATTATAGATTTATATAATCAAATACAAGGTAATCAGATAGAAGGTAAGACATTTACTAGTCTTAATGATATGATGGTTTATCTACAACAGTTAAATCCTAGAGCTGTTAGTTTGTATAATGATATTAAGATTCTAGCTAATCGTCAAATAGTAGATGGTAAGATAGTTAATGTTGATGAAGAGATTAAAACTCCTTCTGATATTATACAAGAAGCAAGTAAGACTTTAGATAAAGCTGTTGCAGAGAATAAACAGAATACTAAAGATAATGGTTACTTCTTTAATTTAGTTAATTTAAATGATAGTAAGGTTTACTCTCGTATCGGTCAGTTGAAGACTAATGATACAGTAAATGTAGAACTAGATGAAAACGGTAATCTTATTGTTAAGTCTCGTGGAATTAAAATAGGTGAGTTTCCTAAGATTGGTTATAATAACGGTAATGTAGAAGTTATGAATCAAGGTTGGAGATATACTGTTAGAAACGATAGTATAGATTTCATAACTCAACTTCAATCTATTATTGCTAGTGAAGAACCTAGTGCTAAAGAATTTGTACAACTGCTTAATAATATACGTCGTTTGTATCGTGTTCGTAATAATCTTGAAGTTGAAGGAACATTCGGACATCAGCTTAATGCTCTACAAGAGAATGGTCACTGGCAGAATTTAACTAGTTTATTCGGTGATACTCAAACTAATCTATTAGATAGGATTAAACATCTTAATAATATCATATTCTTTAATAACGCTCTTAATGTTAATCAGTCTAACTTTAGTACCATTGTTAATGAATCGTTGACTAATTGGATGAATAAACTCAAGAAGTCTTATACTGACATTAATAACTTAAAGTCCTCTATTAGTAATACTAAGTCTAAGAAGAAACGTTTAGTTGTTGGTCGTACAAGTTCAGGTAGTGTTATTTATGCTAGAGATAAACAAGGTAATCCTATATATCGTAAGTTTGGAGACGTAGCTACTAGCGAAGCTACTGACGGTTATCGTCTAGTAGTAGGAGTTGACGGAGGAGTTGCCGATATTAAATCTAATAGTATTATCGCTGCTAGTCGTATTCCTAGAGGAGTAGTTGGTATGACTATTAAAGATTCGGAAGGTAGACTTATTGCAGTTACTAGTCGTGAGAACACTATGAGCAATAGTGAAACAGAAGCTACTGAATATACTAAGAGGTTTAATGAAGGATTAGATAAATTATTCCATTCATTAGTAGATGCTACTCTACAAGGTAATACTGACTTACATCAACAACTATTAGATGAAATATCTAAGTATGTAGGTAAGCAAAAAGCTCTTTATGGTTATGAAGTTGTAGGTCGTGCATTTCGTCCTCTTAATAAGATTGGAGCTACTATTTACTTTAATGTTGCTGATAGAAATGTAGCATTTGCTATACCGGGTGAAACTAAACCTAGAAGACTTATGGCTCGTATGCCTAATGGTTTTGTTCCTACTAATAATCATGGTAACTTTAGTACTATGATGGAAGGAGTATATGCTACACTTACTCGTAATGTTATTAATTCAGCTATTCGTGGTGAATCTAATTTATTTAGAATGGTAGACGGTAAACTACAAGCTAAGATACCTAATATACTTCAAGATGAATGGATGGATACAGGTTATAGTAGTTATGAAGAGTTTGTAGCTAAGGACGGAGTACTAGTTACCGATTTAGGTAATGTTACTGATAGTAAAGGTAATATCATTAGTAACTTTAATTATATAGGAGATGTATATAATCGTAATATTACTCTTATGAATCCTAGTCGTAGTGCTGGTCGTACTAACGCGGCTAACGCCGCTATTTCCCCCGTAAAGGAGCAACAAATTGTATTTCCTGTTGCTACGCCTGACCCACTTGCTAGTCAAGATAGCACTCCTCAAGTAGGTACTCTTATGGAAGTTGCACAAGCTAATACTACTAATCCTAATCTATTATCTGTTATTTCGGCATTAGAATCTGCTGGCATTGCTCTTAATCCTGATATTGAAATAGTAGGTGAAAAAGGTAGATTTGCAGGAATAGTTGCCGGTGGTAATACTATTACTCTTACTAATAGATTCGATACTCTTGAACCTGAACGTAGAGTACTTACTCTTATACATGAAGGTGTTCATTATCTACTTAATGATGAACGTGCTAATATAGAGCAATCATTTGGTGACCTATATGATAAGTTTAGTAGTTTTATTAATCAGGATTCTGCTTTAGTAGAAGAATACGGAAGATTCTTAAATAGTGATAAACCTAGAAGTGTAGCTATTGAGGAATTTGTAGTTGAAGCTATTACTAATCGTACATTTGCTAGATTACTTGCTAGGATTAAATATGATTCTAATACTAAAACTGAATCTAATAATCTATTTACTAAGATTGTTGATGCTTTAGTAGAGATTATAGGTAAAGTTGGTAATATAGATAATACGTTACTTGGTGAAGTTCGTAATCGGTTATCTACTATTGGATTAGAAACATCTGATACAGCTAGTACTACAAGTACTGTTCATGATGATGTATTTGATAGAGCAGAAGAAGATACAGGAACTCCTACTGATGATGTTTTTGATATTCCTGATATAGACCTAGACTTAGATAGTGCTATAAGTGATAACTACCGACAAGTCGATAACTTCGATAGTTTAGTGGAAGGTTTGAATAACCGTCAGAAGGCTATTGTGAGCCATTTGTTTGACACTGGTGAGCTTAGTTTCGTATGTAGCTAACTAAGATAAGCCTAGAGACGAAAGTCCCGTAGAAAGCCTAAGAATGAGCCATTCTAAAGCCGCCTACGGGACTTTTCTGTTTTCCCTATCTTACTATCGAGACGCTATATAAAATGCGAATTTCGGCAGAATTTTGCGGTCTATGGGCGTTCGGTAGCCTTCGGAACGTGTGGTTTCAGACTATTTGATAAATATATTTGATAGTGTTGATAATAATACTATCTTTGATACTGTTAGTAATTACTTAATTAATAATATAAAGTATATGAGTTGTACTCCTAGTAATCCTAAATTAGATAAGCTATTAGAGCTTACTAATAATGATGTTAGAAAGTCTACCGAATATCTTGCTACTATCGAAGATACTAGTTTTCGTGAATGGTATCAAGAAAAGACTGGTAGAGATTTCAATGAAGAGAGTATTGATGCAAACACTGTTAATGCTATTATAGCATATAATAACAGAGAAACAATTAATACTCAAGATTATGTTCAGAACGTTCGTACTTCACGAACTGGTGTATTTGGTAATGATATAGCAAAGGAAGACCATGCTATTAATATCCTTAGTACTATTTATCTAAAGAGTCAAGGAAGTATTCGTAAAGCTCTTGCTAATAGAAAGCGTAAAGGTGAGAAAGAAGTCCTAAAGGATAAAGCTGGTAATGAGTTAAGTCCTCAAGCTGCTGTAAAGTTAACTATGATTACTTATCTTAATCGACATCTTAAAGAGAATGATAAGAAACTTACACAAGAACAAAAGGCTTATATCGGTACTATTATTCGTAATCTTTACGATGGTGGTAATTATAACCGTAATGAGTTATTTGATATTGTTATTAATTCACCCGAAGTTATTAGTCTTAGCAAAGAGTTTGGCATAGACACTAACGAGGATTATGAAACTAATGATGATGCTAAAGAAGATAGTGAACAAGGTAGTCGTCAAGAAGACCCTGAAACTATTGCTTCTCTACGTGCTGATTGGTCTGAACTAGCCGACCAACGTAAAGATATTGATAAGAATGTTAGTAAAGAAGTGAAAGAATGGTTTGCTCGTTTACCTAAAACTAATAGCAATTCTTTTATTAATGAAAAACCTGATACAGCTAGCGATACTTATTCAGGTATAGCTGAAAGTGCTGGGTTCTCTAGTTCTTTTAAAGCATTGAATAACTATGGTAACTTCTCTAGTGTTGAAGCTATGGTAGAAAGTTTCCATACTATTGCTGCAAGATTTAAAGAAGTATCTCATTTAGAATATGCTGCACGTTTACTAGAAGACGAAGCTAATGTTCAGATGAGAAATAAGATATTTACTCAACTAAAACAATCTATTTGGGAACGTAATGAAGTAATTCAAAGTGCAGACGGTTCTAATGTAGTGACTAAGAATCGTAATACTTTCCCTAAACTTAATCTGCAAAATAAGATACTTAATAGTTTTGATTCTCTTGTTCATAATCCTTCTATTATGAATGGAGATGTTGCAGTATTAGAAGAACTTAAAAATAAATTATCCACATTAAACAATTCAAATACAAATGAAATACAAGAAATCTCGGAAGAGCTTGCGGCAATCTTTAATAAATATAACTTCGGCATCAATAGGCATGGTGTTGTTAACTACATTCGTAGCTTCGGTGATAGTCAACTTTCTAATATCACTAGTCTTGTCAACGATTTGCTAGAATTTAATAAAGTTGTAGCTAATGCGTCTAATATATTAAAGATAGATAATGAAGCACAACGTATATATTATGCAGGTGAATATAGTAAAGCTAAGAACGATGAAGAATATGTAGTAGTTCCATTTGATAAGTCTCAACTACAATATAAAGGTGGTTATGCTAATAATATAGCTAATCGTATATCTGATAGATTTAAAGATTATCAAATAGTAGATTCTGAATTTAATAGTATTAATGCAGAGAATAATCTAGTTAGTGATATTCTAAAGAATAATTATATTAGTAAGTTCTTTGAAAGAATTAACGATAATCGTTATAATGATAATCCTACTGATAATAAAGAACTTCGTGATTATCTTATTCAATTTACTAATATTCCTCAATATCAATATAGTAATATTCTTATTGAGAAAACTCTATCTAATGGTAAAATAATTCCAGGTCTACTTCGTCTTACTGATACTGGTTACGAACTTACTGAATATTATCGTGAATTTGGCGCACAACTATATAACGGTGTTAGTAATGAAGTTACAGGAAAGGCTAAATCTTATAAAGATATTAATGCTCTTGAATGGGATATTATTACTCTAAATGAATACGCTAACAACGGAGATAACTATGAGATGGCTAGAGGAGTTAAGAAATCTAAGTTCTTTACCCAAACACCTTCTGATGCTCCAAAGACTTTCGTATTTAATAGTTATAAACTAGATTATACTGGACTATTTAATACTAATGGTGATATTTATAGAGGACATCCTATTTATGTAGCTTATGCTAACATCTATGCTAAAGAACTAGCAGAAATGGCGCAAGCTATTAACTTCTTATTTGAGACAACTGTTGAGAATGGAGTAGTAACTATCGTATCTGATGAGAACGGTAAACCTAAGATAAAAGAAGAGTTTAAAGATTTGCGTAAATCAGAAGCTAGACTTAATTATCATTATCGTAAAAGTATTCTTGATAGCAATGGCAATCCTACTGGTAATGTATTTAAGTTTAGAAGTTTACTTATTGATAAAGTTAAGAATCTTAGTAGATATAATAGTGAGACAGCCAAAAGAGTAGATATGAATTGGCTGTTCGAGGAAGGCAATGTATTCTCACTCCTTTACGGGGGAAAGAATAGTGAAATATCGCTAATACAAGATGAGAATGGAGAGTATAATATTAGACTTACTGGTGGACTTCGTAATTCTGTATATAATTATATAGATAACTATATTAATTATAGAATACAAGAAGCTATTGCTAAATATAGTTCTGATAAAGAGTTTGTAGATAAGTATAAGAATGCTAGTCAAGAATCATTTAATTCCTTCATTGCTGAAATGGTTCTTAACTATGAGATTCAATATAATAATCTAAATGATATGTTCTTCGGAGATGAAGCATATTATAAAGATTCTCGTGATACTATTAAACGTAACAAAGAATATCAAGCCGGAGGATTAGCTTATGCAGGATATGATTTGTATAATGTACAGAAACATTTGGGAGATATAACAGTAGCTCCTAATAAGACTATTAGTATAGATAGTAGTTTCAAATATATTACTCTTGAAGATGTTCAAAGTAGCGGTAAAGTTCTCGATGATTTAAAGAAGCAATTAGATATAGCTAATGTATCTAAAGAGACAGAAGCGTTTATACTTAAACAGTTTGCTAAAGATAAATCAGAAGTAACCGATGCTCAATCGTTTATAACATTGGACGAGTTTGTTCGTAGAATGTATCTACGTGGTGAGTATGATAATTATAAAGATTTAATTGAAGCTCTTTATGACGAAAGTAAACCTATTGATAATGTTAAGTTAGGAGAATTATCTAAGAAGATACAAGTTCAAAAGAACTTCTATTATGATTTAGAAATAGATAATGATGCTAAGTTAGCTAATCCTATTCAGATTAAAAATGCTGAATTTGTACTTATACCTAGATTCTTAGGTAATAGTGAACTTGGTGCTTTGGCTAAATATATGACTGATAATAATATTGGTCAGGTTAACTTTACTACTACTGAAAAAGCTACTACTAATAGAGTATTAGAGTTTTGGGATTCTCATGGGAAATTCCCCTCTAAAGAGAAGTTGAAACAGTTTAACTTGGATATTCAAACTAAGTATAAAACTGGTTGGTATTCTAATCTTTATACCCAGCAAGATATTCCTCAACATATGGATGATGAGAATAAGGCAGGATTGCAGATTGTTAAGAAACTAATAGATAATATTGGTAATACTCCTGAAGGTCAATCTCTTATTAAAGATTTCTTTGATAACTTTACTGCTAATATTCAAGATAGTTTTAAAGATGCTGCTTCTCGTATTGGTGTAGAGATTGATGCTAAAGGTAATGTAGTATACGAAGGTAATCAAGCTAAGATTGATAATAACAAGTTCATATCTCTTATTAAAGACGAGTTAACTCGTAGAGGATTAGACAGTAATTATCGTAAGTATGCTGAAATAAATCCTGAAACTGGATTGCCTTATATGCCTGCTTGGACTAATCTAGTTCGTAGTAAGATAGAGAATATTGTAAATAGTATATTTACTAATCGTGTTACTCGACAAGTACTTCCAGGATTTCATGCTAGTCAAGTTTCAGATATTGGTATGACCGAACTATCAGGTCGTAGTGATTTAAGAGATTTGATGCAATCTAGAGTAGAAGAGAAACACGGTTATTCTCTTGGTCGTAAACTAACGTATCATAAAGACGGTAGTCAGATAGTAGAGATACTGTTACCTAAATGGATGGTAAAGGCTTATAATACTTATGATGCAGAAGGTAATCTAATTAAAGAAGTTACTCTTGAAGATTTACAAAATGCTGGACTCGATACTATGATTGGTTATCGTATTCCAACAGAAGGCAAACAATCAGTAGCAGTAATGAAAGTTGTAGGTTTATTAGATGAATCTCAAGGTTCTACTATTGTTGTTCCTGATGAATGGGTATTACAGACTGGTGCTGACTTTGATATTGATAGTATCTATGGTATTTATCATGCTGCTTATTTTGATAAAGAAGGCAAACCTCATAAAGTAGAATATATTGATGGCGATAATGAAGTTAGTACTTATCGTAGATACATTGGTTATGTTAATTCTCTAATAGATAGAGAAACTCGTAAAGCTACTAGTTCTGAATTTACTAAAGAAGAATTTAAAGAAGCTCGTAAAGCTGCAATAGAAACTGTTCGTAAAGCTAATGAAGAATATGATAAATTCTTAACTGACCAAGTTAGAGATTTAATAGCCGAAACAGATGAAACATGGGCAGAACTTCCAAGAGAAGTAAAAGATAATCTTACTATTACTTTTAAATCAAAAGAATTAAAGTTTGGTGAAAGAGTAGATGCTATTGTAAGTAAGATGGATTTTTATGAGAATGAATATAAGAACAATGAAGCTATTGCTAAATTTGCACAACAGTATCGTAATATTCAATCTATTATTAATGAACAAAGAGAATTTTATCAGAATGTAAAAGATAATGCTGAACAATTAGCTATTGATTATGCTGATGAAACTCGTAGAGCTAGATTAGAAGAAACTATTAATGCTAGAGCAGAAATAGTAGGAGCTATGTCTCTTGAAGAATTTAGCAAGCTAACAGTAGCTCAACAGAATACTCGTGATGCTCGTAACAATAAGATAGTAGATACATTTATTAAGATAATGAATCTACCAGTATCTATTGGTGAAAACTTATCTTCTAGTAACTTTGAAGATATTAAAGCTGCAAAAGCTAATATCTTTGAAGGTTTATCAGAGACTTATCGTAATATTAATTCAGTAATTGCTCAAAATTGGTATCGTGATGCTAATATGTCCGGTGCGCGTCTTAAAGCTATTTCTGTTAATCGTGACAACTTCGCCTCTATTAGTAACAAAGCTAAAACTATTGTTGACGGTGCACACGGTGGTTTTAGGTTTACTTATACATATAGCACAGAGAAAGAAGCAAAAGACGCACAAAGTAAACTAAGAAAACGTTTTAGAGATGTAACTAGAAAAGGTAAAGAAGTAACAGTAGACCATAATCAATTAGGTTGGAGTTATGATAATCTTAATATAGATAATCGTTTGATTACTCCTTATTCTTCTGAAACTACTGCTCTTATTCTTGACGGTGTAAAAGAAGGTGGTGTTCCTAATGTAGACTTGTATACTTTTGATGTATATAAGTCTATCGTAGATTGTGGCGCTAATTATGAAACATCTATTCTATTTATTAATCAGCCAGTAATAACTGAACTTATTGCTAGACAAAATGCTAATGATAATGTATTCGGAGAAACTGGATTTAATCCTCTTATTGGATTAAGACGAGATATGTATGTACGATTAGCTAAAGCTGTTGGTATTCCTGCTAATAGCATTACTAAAAAGACTCGTCTTAAAGATGTTAAGAAAATGCTTGAGAGCAGAGGAATAGAGATTAATGAAGATGAGCTTCTTGAAGAAGGAATAAAAGTAACTGAATTAAGAGAACATCTTAAAGATGATGTAGAAAGTACTAGTTATAATAATACTGATAATCTTATATATCAAATTAAAGCGTTAAGAGCATTTGAATATTTCAAAGAGATAGGCGACCAAATCAATTCTAATATGATGGTTATCACTAGTGATAAGTTTGGTGCTGGTAAATCTGCTAATGAAATAGATAATGTTATTAATCGTATTAATGATATTAAGGAGAATAATGTTGGTCGTATAAAAAAAGGTCAACCTGTTCTTAAAGCAGTTACAGAAGAAGGTAACAAGTATCTAATAGATGCTATTTATCCTAAGACTAATTTCAATACTATTAATGATATTAATCAGGATGAATTAGAATCTGCATATCCTTCTTTATATTATCAGCTAAAGTATAGTTGTATAGCTACTGAAAAGATTATTCGTGATAGTGAGATATTCAAAACTCAAACACCGCAGTTCCGTGAATTAGTAAGTAAGTTTGGTATTCGTAATCTTCAAACTATTCAGCAGTTAGAGAGCTTTATTATTAACATGAGCCAAGCACAGTCTAACTTTGTTAATACTAATAGATTTATAACTAGAAGTGATAATGAGTTTATACCTAGCTATAATATAAATCTTATTAGTAGCCAACAAGATACTCGTGCTAGATTATATGGATATACTGATATAGTAGGTAGCTTCGATATGTCTGATATGTCTGAAAAGAACGTAGAAGCATTTATGAAATTATCTCCTGCTAATAAAGTAGCATTAATTCAAAGATATACTTCTGATAATAATCTATTTAAGAACCTAAATGTTGAGTATAAAGGTCGTCGTAATAGTTATGATAGAATAACTATTGTTGATAGTACTATATCTACTGAATCTCAATATCAAATGTTCCGTAATGCTTGGCATAACAATAATCCGTTTATTAAACTTGCTACTATGGATTTGATAAGATATTCTATGGTAGTAGAAGGTTATAAGTTTAAAGGTGGTACAGTTAGTAAAATTATTCCTGTTGAATTATTATATGGACAAGATACTGGTATTGATTCTGATAATGGAGTTTCTTCAGCTACTAATATTATTAACGATTCAGATAGGGCTATTAATAGCATGATTCAATATGGTAGTGAGATAGGAACTTATGAAAGAGCTAGCAATGATGCAGCTACTATTGAGAAGTTGCGTGACTTATTCTTTAGAACTAATCCTAATAATCCTGATGTATTAGTATTTGAGAATAAGAAATATAAAGAATCTAATAAGATAACATTTAATAGATTAGGTGTTGGAAAACTTAGCTTTAAGGAAGCACAAGAACGTGGAATGATTACTGGTAGTGAGAATAACCGTAGGTATCGTCATTATGCTAAGACTAATGATAATAACAAAACTCTACGATTATATAAACTAGTATATTATAATGATACTGTTTATATGTTACCTACTAATCCATTAGAACAGAATGAAATTGGAGAAGTAAGCGTTAATCCTGATAATAATAGAATGTTTCTTCCATTAGATATATTAGAAGATGTTTCTATTAATCAGTATGATGCTGCTTTTATTAGTTCTGTAAATATTGGTATTACTTCTGATACTCGTAAGTTTATGGTTCTTCCTGCTGTATTTGAAAGAGGAGCTGATACATTAATCGAAGAAGTATTTCCTAATAGTATTATCTTGACTTCCCCCATAAAGGAGCAGCAAGTTGATACTTCTCGTAAGTACATTGTGGCTATTACTGATAACAATATTCTATTAGAAACTATTGAATCTCTTGATGCTGCTGGTGTTCATGATTATGTTGTTGCTGCTCCTAATATGAACTATAATAATATTCGTAGGATTATTAATGAACGTAATAATGCAGATATTGCAGCTAAGAGATTACAAGCAGCTATGACTAAGTTAGATGCTAATGAAGTTCAACTTAGAAAGAAGAAACCAGATAATTCTGAATCTCCTTATTATGCTCAACTTAAAGCTAGCATTAATCAGACTATTAATGATGTCAATGTTAATGGTATTGGTTTTGTTCCTGTTTTACAAACTGTTGTAGATAATACAGGTTTTAGAGCTGGTGGATATTTTAGATACGAAAAGGAAGGTAATGTTTATATTGTTACTAACTTAGGTCGTGTAACTACTAAATCTGTTAGTCTTACTCCTGACTATATGTATAGTAAGAAAGTAACTATTAATAGTGTTAGTCAATTACAATTCCCTAGACGTAATGCCATTACTCAAGTAGTTAAAGAAAACGCTAGATTAGATAAGTTTGCTAATAATAACATTATTCGTGTTCAGACAGAAGATAACTTTATTAATGAAGATATACTTGAATCTGCATTGATAGATAATGATAAAGAGATAAATGATTATATATCTCGTGTTATTGAAAGTGTTGAACGTAGTAATGCTAATGTAGAAGAAGCTGCATTAAACGATGCTTTCCGTTCATTTACAGCTATTGATTTACGTTCTAATACAGCTACTAAGTTAAATGATAACTTACGTGAACAAGCGTTGAGAATTATCAATGGTTATACTAATAGACGTATTGATGATTTCTTATTTGATATACATAACTTCTTTACTACTTATGTTACTAATCCTGACGGAACTTATAAGTTAGATGAAAATGGTAACAAGATAGTTCAAGAGAAATGGAGTATAACTAATAAAAAGTTATTCGACCGTATGTTAGAAGATGAAACATTACGTACTCGCTATGAAATGTTCCTAGATGACATTAATAGATTCGTAGAAGATTATTCTATTATTGAAGCTATTCAACCTTACGATATTGATGAAGCTCATAGTGTAAGCGAAACAGAAGAAGAAATAGAAGGTTTACGTAGAACTAATGATATGCTTAAACAAATCAAAGATAAGTTTAAACGTATTAAAGACTTAGATAATGTAGTTAAACGTAGTACTAAGATGTACTTTGATAGTTATATTACTAGTCTTTCTAGTGACCCTCGTGTTCAATCTAATATGCTTAGTATTACAGAAGCATTTGAAGATGAGAACTTCTTCCAGTTTTGGCTAGCCGATAGTCAAGAGACACATATTCCAATAGTTCAGATAGTTCTAAAACAAATGATGAATCAGTTAAGAGCTAGTGAGATTAGTGCTCGTGATAAGAAGATAGCCTTTACTACCGCTATTTCAACGATTATCGAAGACGCAAAAAACAACGGTATAAACGTGTCTCTGAACGATATTTTGGACGAAAATGGCAACCTTTTGCTGCCGTATAATGAATCGTTCACCGACAAATTAAGGTCGCTAAAAGAGGCTGTAAAGCTGGCTCAAATCGACGACCCGAATGGTCGGGACGGTCTTATATATAAGAAAGCTAAAGACGAATTAGAGAAGTTCTTAATAGATAATGTAGAACGTGAGTACAATAAAAAGTTCTATCAAGATTACTATAATATGAACCAAATACTTAATAAATATCCTCAAACTTATGTTAAGTTAATGAAGATATTACATGAGGAAGGAGATATATTAAGTACAATGATTGATAATGATTATAGTACTCTTACTGTTCAGAACGCAAGAAGACTTGAAACGCTTAGAGATGAGTTAGCAGAAATGCGAGCTACTATTGATATGGACGGTAATTATAAAGAGAATTATCAAGAAGCTAATGCTGTTAATAATTACTTATCACGTAGACGTCAGTTAAATAATAAGTATAAAGAAAGTAAACCTAAAGATGCTTTTACTATTCGTTATAAACAAGCTATTGAAGGTTTACAATATCCTGAAACTTCTGAAACTTATAGAGAATCAGTAGAATGGTTAAAGGCTAATACTGATTATAAGTTAAAAGGAGAGTTCTTAGATGAACTAAAGAAAGCCTATATGGATACTCGTCTAGGTAATCCTTTTGATAGTTTCGTTCGTACTATGGCTTATGGTAAGTATGATTCAGAAGGTGTTATTGATGGTACTAAATTTACAGATGTTCAAATAGCTAATCTAAAGAAACATCAGGAACAAATGTTTGCTGCTGCCGTTGGTCGTGTTAAGCCAAATGAACAGAAAGCTCAAGAATGGTTAGATAACCATGTTAGTTATATCAATACTGTTTATTATGAAGCTATGTATGTAGCTATGAATAAGATGGGTAAAGAAGTATTTGATAAATGGTATATTGATAACCATGTTGTTAATCCTATTACTAAAGAATATGAACCGTTGCCTATTTGGAGACAAATGGTAGTTAAGGATGAAGCTAACAACATGGAATATAGTGCTAAATACAAATGGTTAGAAACTAAAGTTAAAGAGCAGTATAAGAATCCTAACTACGATGAAGTTAAACTACAACCTTCTACTAATAAATATCGTAATGATAAGTATTATGGAATGAATAATTATCAGCAACAGTTATATAACGAAGTAGATTCTCTTCTTAATGAACTTGTTAAAGATAAACGTAGTCGTACTTATATTAATCGTGGTTATCTGCCTAATCAAGCTGTTGAACAACCTAGTCAAGGTTTTACTGACTATTGGCAAGATTTTAAACGTAGTCATGGTTGGTATAATACTCCTAATAAGTCTGATATAGAACTTAATCTATATAAGAGATTTAGTAATGCTCCTATGCTTCATAGTTTATCGGAAGTTAAGTTACTTCCTATTCGCGAACAACAAGAAGGAGAAACTAAAGAAGAATATCTAACTTATGTTCGTGAAACTCAAGCTAAGAATAATGAGTTACGTAAACAAAGAGCACAGGAGAATGCAGAACGTAATAACCCAAATGTTCTTGAAAGACTTAATTCATTTATAGATAGTATGTATAACTTTAATACTCGTAATGATATAGCTAGATTAGCTAAGATTACTAGTAATCAATTACGTAACATGGATATTATTAAGAGAAATCCTAATGATAAACTTATGGATAATAGATTACTTAGTAGAATTACTGGTAAACAAGAAATACGTACTACTAAGAGTGATGATTCAAATATAGTTAAACACTTCGAGAATCAAGTTCGTAAGTTAGTATTTAATGAATTTGAAATGGATGAAGGTACTCGTTCTAAAGTATCTCGTGTTATGCGTAATATGGTATCTAGTAAGTTTATGATGTTAAACGTTACTGGTGGTATTGCCAACGTATTATATGGTAAGACACAGATACAAATGGAAATGGCTGCCGGACAATTCTTTAAATACAAAGACTTCCGTAAAGGTGAGAACGAATGGATGCAGAATATAGGTAGTTATCTAGCAGATGCTTATAATGAAACTACTAATAACGAAACCAATGCTGTTATTAGATTATTCAATGTTATTGAATCCGATATGGTAACGGAACGTTATGGTAAAGGTAATAATCCGATGGGTAAACTAGAGAATCTATTATTTATCCAACAGACAGCAGGTGAACATTATATGCAGAACGCTACATTATTAGCTATGCTTCATTCTCATAGAGTAGTTAATGTCGATGGCAAGAATAAGATAATGTCATTTGAACAGTACGCTATGAATCTTAGAGAAGAAGCATTACTTAAAGTTCTTCGTAAGAATAGTCCTGAATTAGTTTCTAAGTATGAAACTTTTAAAGATAAAGTACTTGAATCTTATGTTGAGAAAGAACGTTATGTTAAGTTTAAAGCTGATATAATAACTGATTTCTTACGTTCGATTCCTAAAGAACTAAGACAAGAGTTTAAAACTACTTATAAGGAAGATACTAAAGAAGAACGAATTAAGTTTGAACAACATCCTTCATTTAGAGAAAGTCTTATATTGAAGAATGGTGTTGCTACTCTAAAGAAAGATAGCGGTCTTACTAATGATGATATTGCAGCTTTCCGTAATAAGGTTATATCAGTTAATCATCAGATACATGGTATCTATGATAAGATTGGTGCTAATCAGCTACAACAATCATGGTGGGGAGCTTTACTAATGCAGTTCCATAAACACTTAGTTCCTGGTTATCAAAAACGTTTTGGTTATCGTTTAGGTCACTTTGACGGTATATATAACGAAACTAGAGAGTCTATTAGTAAAGGAACTTATGTTAGTTTAGGTGAGTTTATAGCAATGCCATTTAAGAAATACTACGAACTTAATGATAGTAACGAACTTCAAGCTGTTCGTACTCTTCAAGGAATTGTTAAAGGTTATGCAGATTTTGTAGCTAATCTTACTACTTATTATAACATTCTTCCTGAATATGATAAAGCCAATATTCGTAGATGCTTAGGTGAATGGATAGCTATTACTAAGGCAGTAGCACTATTTGTAGTAGGAAAATTAATGCTAGATGACGATGATGATTCTACACAAGTAGCTGACTATATCCTATATAGTGCTGACCGTCTAATGTCTGAAACTATTCAGTATACTCCGTGGGGGATGATTAACGAAGGACAGAAATTATATAGTCAACCTGTTGCTGCGTTAAGTATCGCATCTGATAATCTTAAATTACTAGAGGCTTGTTGTAGTTATATAGTTACTGGTAATCCCGATGATTTATATTATAATTCAGGTACTTATTCAGGTGAGAATAAACTTAAAGTTAATATAATGAAACAGATACCATTACTTAATCAGATTAATAAACATCAAAGACTTGGTGCTAATAATAGTTACTATAAAGTACGTAGTAGTCCGTTTAGTGGTTTAGGTCAAGTTGTTGCTAATATGATTACTGATGAAGATGAAGAATAACTAACTACTTAATATTACAACTCATAGGAAAGCCCGAACTGCTCGTGAGAGTAATTCGGGCTAATTTATATACTTAAAAAAGTTTGTAATTTTTAGCTATCTATTAGAATATAGTTTGATATATTCAGATATGAATCTATTTCTATCTCCCATAAACATCATATTATCTGTCTCTTATACACATCTGACGCTGCCGACGATATGCAGTGTGTAG